TATAGGCGGTATCCTTTAGGGATCTGGATACACGGATACTGTTGTTATCCCGTAAATATCTACGTATCTCACCGATAATCATTGGAGTGGCAATAGGATGTGCTAATGCCGTATTTATCATACTTTTAAAACTGCATATTTTTTTGCTTGTCGCAAAAGTGTCGTATATGTGTCACTATATGCGACTTTTTTTATGCCAAAATTTAAGCATAAGGAGGGATGACCTTATGGGAAAATTCAAATTTTCTGATGAAACACTGGAACATATATTCAGCAAAGAACGTACAAGGGAAGTGCCGATTAAGTATCAATCAATCATGGTTCATGTGATCGAGGAAGTTTTAGGAGAAACGGGTAATGCTTATGAATTTCAGTCCGTTGGGACTTATGAACAAGCCGACATATCAGACACTTGATGAAGTTGAAATTGCGAAACAGATAGAATCAATGGAAGAAAGGGAGAATAGCCATGCCACAGCCGATTATGAATCCGAACTATTTCAATCCGCAGTATAGAACACCTATGTACGGACAGTTTATGCCACAGCAGGAACAGTTCCAGCCACAGCAGTTTATGCAACAGCCACAGCAAAACGCAGTACAGATGTACGGTCGTATTGTACCGGCGCAAGAGTGCATAGCCCCGAATGAGGTTCCTATGGATGGAAACACAGCTTTCTTCCCCAAGCAGGACCTGTCGGAGATCTATGCTAAATCCTGGGGAGCAGATGGAAAAATCTATACAAGGTTCTACAAGCCTGTTTTAGATGCAGACCCTAACAATTTACCGTCAGACACAGAAAAAGCGAAATTTGACCTATCAGACGAAGCCACAGCGGTATTTATGAAGCGTTTCGATGAACTGGAGCAAAAGATTGAGCAGTTGAAAACTGCGCAAACGCAAAGAAAAACTTCACAATCGCAAAGAAAGGATGATGCAGAATGAATATGATGAATCCTATGCAGATGCTTAAGACAATGGGGAATCCGCGACAGTTTATCCAAAATATGATGGGAAACAGTCAGATCATGTCAAACCCTATGGCTAAAAATATAATGGGCATGGCTAAAAAAGGAGATTTTGCTGGAGTAGAGCAGTTAGGAAGAAATATTGCTAAGGAACGAGGTATGGATTTTGATTCCGAATTTGATAAATTCAAGCGTCAGTTTCCTATGAAGTAGATACTAAATTCTTGCAAGATTAAGTATAAAAAATCTTATATGGAGGTAAAAATTATGTTTGAGAGTAACAATACTCCCTTTACCATGCCTGTTATGCCTGCCAACAGCGGATATGGAAACAACGGTGCATGGGGTGACGATGGAGCATGGTGGATTATTATTTTCGTCCTTTTCTTCGCTTTTGGCGGTTGGGGCGGTAATGGATGGGGCGGTAATGGCTCTAATTCCAGTTACTACACCGATTCTGCATTGCAAAGAGGGTTCGACACCCAGTCTATCATCGGTAAACTGGACGGAATCAACAACGGTCTGTGTGACGGATTCTACGCTGTAAACAACGGTATGCTTACCGGATTTAATGGCGTAAATACCAACATTTTACAGACTGGCTATGGCATCCAACAGGCTATCAATGCCGACACCGTAGCAGGAATGCAGAATGCTAACGCTTTACAGGCACAGTTAGCACAATGTTGCTGCGACACCCGTGAAGCTATCCAGGGTGTAAACTACAATATGGCAACGAATACTTGCGCATTGCAGAACACCATGAATAACAACACTCGTGACATTATCGACAGCCAGAATGCAGGTACAAGAGCAATCCTTGACTACTTATGCCAGGATAAGATCGCTACTCTGCAGGCAGAGAACAACGATCTGCGCAGAGCCGCTTCTCAGGATCGTCAGAATGCTCTTCTGACTACTGCCATGAGTGCACAGACACAGCAGATCATTAACGCTGTGAACCCTACACCCATTCCTGCATACCAGGTTCCTAACCCTAACGTATATTACGGATGTGGTTGCAACACTGGTTGCGGATGCTAAAACTGCATATCGAGTAACTTAACCTTAAGGTTATGTCTGCTATGCAGAATTACTGACAACATGGGGCAGACTATATGGTTTGCCCCTTTGATTTTGAAAGAGAGGTTTTATTATGGCTGAATATACAGCAGTAGCATTACAGACTGTGGCAGCAGGAGCAGACGTTGCTTTTACCGAAACTGCCGTAAATGGAAGTGGTTGTATCACTCACAGAGAGGGATCCGGAATTGTGAAGTTAAGAGGTATCACTAATCAGTGTCGTGCAAGATTCCTTGTAAGCTATTCCGGAAACATTCAGATTCCCACTGGTGGAACTGTTGGGGAAATCTCCCTTGCACTGGCGGTAGACGGGGAACCTTTACAGTCCACAAGAATGATTGTAACTCCGGCAGCTGCAGAGAATTTACAGAATGTTAGTTCACAAGCATATATTGACGTTCCAAGATGCTGTTGTTCAACAGTTTCGGTAATGAATACATCAAGTCAGGCAGTAGAGGTTCAGAACTCTAATTTAATCGTTATTAGGCAGGCTTGACAAGTATTCTTTAATAAGTCTTTCCAGTATTGCTGATACAGGAAGGTGTTCTTTGATTGCTTGAATTTTAATCTTTTTCAGTAATTCGCTTTCCATTGTTGTTGTGAATTTGATTTTTGACATTTTAAAACCTCCTTTTTAAGTGTATTCTACCATAAATACGTATTGACGTAAAGTTATAAAATTGATATAATATACGTAAAATGGTATATACGTATAAAGGAGATTGGGAAATGGCTTTTAAGAAAGGAAATACACCATATAATTTTGATGATTTGACAGGAAAAATATTTAACCGCCTGACAGTTGTTGAAAGAGTATATAAGGCGAACTCCAAAAAGACATATTGGAAATGTAAGTGTTCTTGTGGAAAAGAAACAATTGTTGAAAGCTCAAAAATCAAAGGTGGATACACCAAGAGTTGCGGATGCCTTAATGAAGAAAACAGAAAGCACCATGTAGAAGAATTAACTACACACAAGATGAGCGGTACTAAATTATTTAAAATTTGGTGCTCTATGAGAAAAAGATGCGAAAACGAAAAAGAAACGGCATATATGTGGTATGGTGGCAGAGGCATTAAGGTCTGTTCGGAATGGAAAGGTGAAAATGGATTTCAAAATTTTTATAACTGGTCTGTAAAGAATGGTTATAAAAATGGATTGTCCATAGATAGAATAGATTTTAACGGAAACTATGAACCATCAAATTGCCGTTGGATTACACAAAAAGAGCAATGTAACAATACAAGAAGAAACATTTACATTGATTACAATGGAGAGCGAAAAACATTAAGTGAGTTATGTGAAATCCACAATTTGAAATATGGAATTATGTACCATAGGGTTTGCAACTTAGAGCTTCCTTTTGAAATTGCTATGAATTTAAGTGGATTTTGCAAAACGTATTACAACGGGAAAGAAGTAGATTTGAGACTAATATCAAGAGATAAAAAGATCGATTATAAAATTTTATTAAAAGAAATATTGGTAAACAAAAAAGATATAGAACAAGTTATATCAGAATATGGAGGTAAATAAATTGGATGTTAAGAGAATGCATGAAATGATTGAAAAACTTTCTGAATGCGCTAAAACGCAGTTTGACAAGGGTATCGACAAAGTAGACACTTGCGAAATGGGAAAGGTCATCGACATGATGAAAGACTTGTCGGAAGCTATGTACTACCGGGAGCTGACAAAAACCATGCAGGAATATGATTCGGACGAAAGCATGGAAATGTTTGAACGTTACGTTGACGGTGGTAAACGTTTTTATGACCATTACCGCTATGCTGACGGCAGATTTGCACCTAAAGGTCGTGGAACCTACCGCAGAGGTTATGAAGAGCCACCCTATTACCATATGACCCCGGAAATGTATCACCGTGACATGGACAGAGACATGGGGCGTATGTACTACACTGAAACTTCTTCATCCGGTATGCGTGATGCAAGAGAGGGAAGAAGTGGCATGAGCCGCAGAACCTACATGGAAAATAAGGAACTGCATAAGGCGAATACACAACAGGACAAAGAAGCAAAAGTCCGTGACCTGAACACCTACATGACCGAACTTGCAAACGACATGACGGAGATCATCAACGATGCAACACCGGAAGAAAAGACGGTACTGCGGAACAAGCTGTCTGCGCTGGTAACAAAAATCGGTTAAAACACTTAAGGGGCTTATTTAGCCCCTTTTATGTTGGAGGTGGTTAGTTGTTCACGATAAATGGAATAGACTGGAATTTAAGGCTTGTAGGAAGTCACAGCCCTATGCTGATGCGTTCTGATGGTACATATACTTTTGGCATGACTGATAGGAACACAAGAGACATTTACATATCAAATATGATTCATGGTAATTTCTATGACCGTGTGCTGTGCCATGAATTGTGCCATGCGTTCTGTTTATCCTACAATCTGACTATGGATATTCAGACAGAAGAGATTGTTGCTGATTTTTTGGCTACCTACGGAAGAGAAGTGTTTTCGCTTGCTGATGAACTGATAAGCGGATACATGGAAATAATGGCATAGAAAAGACCCCTGTTATGGGGTCTCTTCTTTTGCACAGTCCTCTAAGTCTTTCTGAATAATTTTAGATGCAAGGTCTGAAAGCTGTGGGAAGTATGTGATTACTTCGGAATTTCTGCATTTCCAGTTTCCGGTCGTTGCGCTGTAAATTCTCTTTGCTTCATCAAAATTATACGTTCTTCCCAAAACTTCAAGTAAGTGGTGCATGTATTCCTTTGATGTAATGTCGTAGCAACGGCAGATGTAATTGATTTTTCCACGGTTGATGCAGAACCAGTCTGTTTCAAACTCTAATGTCGGCTTTTCCTCGATTGCTGTGGTTTGTTGCTGATTCTTTACCGCAAAATAAGCATTTACAAGTGTACGTTGAACATTCCATGATAAATCATCCTTAAATGGCTTTACGAGCATAAGGTATCCACTCTCGGTGAATACAGTAATACCTCTGTTTGGAATATCAATATTTCTAATGTCCACCCGGTGGACATTAGAACTTTCTTTTTCCAAAACAATATAATCAACGCCATTTATAAAGTGCCTTTTGTTTCTGTTAAACGCTTTTCTCGCTGTGCCACTTGGTCTTTTATGCACAAGGTCAATATCGTCAAAAGTAACAACCATCTGACCATTGTATTCTCTAATACTTAACTCTGTTCCCTCAACGTTTACAAGTTCCGTCATATGTTACCTCCTAAATCTGTGGAACGTAAGAACCGTTCATAATACCGATTGCCAGCTTCATTCCCTCTACTGCATAGTAGTTAATAGTATTCACTTCACATTCTGAAAAAGAATCCATGAGTTCTTCAAAGACCTTTTCACTCACGATTTGCTGCAGCTTATCAAAGAACGGCTTAAAATATTCTGATGATTTATCTCCTTTTTCCGCTGTGTTGATAATCTGACTTTCAAATACGATTTCTAAAAATTTTTCCATGATTTTCTTCTCCTTTTGATTGATTTTCCCAAGAGAAGATGTTAAAATAAATTATCACTTCTTTGGGAGTGGGAGAGTAGTTGATAGTCTTTGATGGGATAGCAACTACTCTATTTTTTTGCTAACAGCAAGTGTATACCTTGCCTTATTGCTTCGCCTTTGGTTATCTGATGTTCTTCACAATATTTCTCTAATTTCTGTTCTGTTTCATCATCCAACCTTATGCTAAAGCGGTTAGCCTTTGGCTTTTCAGCCTTTGGTCTACCTACTGGTGACATATTTTTCACTTCCTTTCTTGTCACACCTTTATTATATACGTGTGACATAAATTAGTCAAGCACTTTTTCAAAAAATAAGAGAGTGGTGTCACTCTCTTGATTTTTCTACAATTCATACTGCGGATATGCCTTTTCCCATACGGACTTGTGATAAGTGTTCACTTCGCCATAATTTGCATCGAATATCTTTTTTACTTCATATCCCATTGTAATTCCGGTAGCTTTCAGCTTTCGCCAGTCAAAACGTTTCCATGACACACCATTCAGAGCCGCTACACGTTTAATAGAGTACCAGTCCTTGGAAGTATCAAGCTGTGCTTTCAATTCCTCTTCCCGGTCAAGGCTTTCCAAAAGTTGTGCCACAGCATCACGATAAGTCATAGGTACATTCGGTGTAGACTGCTCCAAAGAATATGTTCCGGTTTTGCGAATGGATGGTAAAACCTCATCGAATATCCAACTTTCAAACTTTTCAGAAGATGGTAATTCACTGTGAGAAATAAGCCTATACATATCTCCCTCTGGAATCACATTTACCTCTATCGTTTTGGTTTCACTTTGTGGATGAGGTATACTGTATTTTGCCGTATACCTACAATGAGCAGAAATTGCATCCGATGGTCGTTTATATCCAAGTGCCTTTGCTATATCAGTTGCTACAAAATAAGGTTTCCCATCAATCATAACGGTTCTTACATCACCAAATTCATTGTTGCTAAATACTTCCAGTTCATTCATTTTCATTACCTCCCGTAGTCTTATATGAGAGGGTAGAAGATCATAAAAATAAGCCCACTACCCCTGTTACTGTTGGAGTAGCGAACTTCCAATCTCTTTTTGGTCTGTCTTTATTCCGGGTCTTGGTTGCAATCTAGGCTGTCTAATCAGCTTTCACTCACCGGACGTGATGCAAGACTTCCTAACTGACACATATTATATCATGCAGAACATGGGTTCGCAACATAAAAAATAAGAGCACCCTTGCGGATGCCCTTATAATCCTATATTCTATTGTAATTTGATAACTTCTTTGTTACCCGTCCATAAACTTGTTTCGTATTCCAGTTCAATACTTTGCGCATCCTGCGGAACTACAAATGCAATCTTGTAAGAGGTATTTCTTCCGCTTGAAAGATTAGCATTTAACGAAGAACTATCAACAACACTGTAATTCTGCTCACAATCTGTATTGTCTGCGTAGCACTGGAAATCGTAGATGCTTACATACTTATCATCTTTGCTGTTGTTCTGATAAGAAACATCAATCATAATGTATTTTGTTCCATCAGCAGGAGCGTTCCAACCGTATTCATCCTCATAATCAGTGAAGTCAAGGTCAAAGTCATTGATTGTGACTTGCAAGCCGTCCGCATCGAATGTGTAACCGGGAGAAATAACAAAATCTGATTCATTTACAACAGGAGAAGAAGTAGACTCTTCTGTTGCTTCAAGCGAAACTTTTACTTCCGCAATAGGAATAGAAACATCATCAGATTTATTGCCTATGTTATAAACTATGACTGCAAGAACACACCATATAATGGCAAACCACGAACCAGTATGCAATTTATTCTTTTTATCACCAGTAGCAATGTCGATTATTGCAAGAATAACAGCAACCGGAATAGTAAATGTCAAAATAGAAAACACAGCCGCCAACGTACTTAATGTGCTCTGCTTTTTCTTAGGCGGCTTTTGATTGTTCTGAACTGTCTGATTTTTTTGCTGTTCCAAAATGTCAATGTCAAATTTAGACATGCAAGAATCACAATAACCTATTCTGTGATATACCGGCAATCCTTTTTCATCCGTAGCCACCTGTTCCGGAACAACTCTCATTTCTTTACCACATTTGTAGCAATTCATAATATTTCCCCCTCTAGGTTTTATTAAAAATCTCATTTTCTGAGACTTTTTTCGTAAAAAATTTTAATGTGTTTATTTTGATACCCCCGTAGGTCTGCATTTTCAACCGAAAATCTCATTTTCAGAGGTTTTTGAAAGAAAAATTTTTCGTCAAAATATAATGCCTTTTTCAAAATACCCCCCGGGGTAGCACTTTTCAAGCTGAAAAATCCGTTTTCAGAGTTTTTTCGCAGATTTTTTCAGACCGTTTCAAGGTATGGAACACCTGCGCACTTCTGCGGTGCAAGTTCTGGACCCGTCACACGGTCACCGTGTCGCAGCTTTTCCAAGGTCTCCGACTGCAGAAAGTATGGAATCATACGCAGACCGCAACAGCTCTGCAGATTCCGGAGACATACCACCGGCGGCAGTCTCAACCCGTATAACGGTTTCCAGCCGTTCCCCGGCATCCGATACGCTCTACATAATGTCGTATACATGACCGATTCCCACTTTTCGCATTTTGACAAAATCCCCCTTGCAATATTTGATTGTACACCAAAACAGCGCAAGCCGTCAATATATCCGGGCGCAGGATCTGACCGGATCCGGTGGAATAGTAACACAAATAGACCGCCAGACGGCAGCAGATCCAACGGAACACGACAAAAAGACGGTTGTAAGCCGTCTTTTATCCGTTTTCAAGTTCAAAAATTGCCCACCGCAGGGCGGCGGCTGTCTCCGTGTCTTTCTCTCGCTCCGCACGCTCTAACAGCTTGTAAAGTCTTTCAAGGTTCTTTTCTTTCATCCTGGCAACCTCCTATTTTTAATTTTTGGGGTAAATTCAACCCATAAAACCGCCGCCGGTAGTGATCCGGCGGGCATCCTCTGCGGCGGCTATTGTTCGCAGTTTATATCTGCAAGATCTTTGCGTATTTCCTTGATCTCTGCAAGGTATACCGGGTTATCTTTGCAGGCTTCGAGGTTGTCAAGTCGTCCTATTAATTCTTCTTTTCTGCGTTCATTTTCGCTCATGGTGTAATTCCTCCATATTTTCAATTTTTCCCGTTTCCGGGTAAAAGCAAGCCGGGGCATGATCCCCGGTGTAAGCCTGTCTTACTTGCTTAACTCTTTATAATACCGGATCACATACCCGGCAAGCATTGCACAAATTAGTAATATAAAATTCTCCATTTTTCACCTCCGGAACTTATTCATTGCACGCAATCATTCCAGCGATAAAATAATAACATTCGCTTGCTGTCATTCCGTAGGAGTTCCCGATGGTTTTAATTCCTCCGGATGTGTTTCCTACCATCTGCACTGCATAGCCAGCAGCATCTTTATAAAGTCTATAACTTCCCACTGTATTCCATTCGGGTTTTTCAAATCCCTTCATTGCGTTTAATCTTGCGATCATGTTTTCTAAAGTTGCTTTTCTCATATTGCTTTTACCTTTTCACCCGTGTTATAATATGGGTGCCTTTCTTTTTGGGTGCCGGTGTTCGCTTGGTAGGTGGTCACCGGCTTTTTTATTTGTTGATATTATAATAACAAATATATTGCACATATACAATATGTAATATTTAACAAAATAATGCACATATAACAATGCGTTTATTAGTTAAAATGTATATTGCACATATTTTATTGACAAACTAATGCACATATAGTATAGTAAAGCTATATTTATATTGTATGGAGGTAATAAGAATGGGTATAAACAAAACAAGTGAAGCACAATTAAAAGCTAGTAGAGAATACGAAAAAAGAAACGACCGTATAAATATAGTTTTTCCGGCAGGCACTAGGGACAAAATGAAAGAGCTTGGAATTGAAAAGCCGAACACGTTTATTAAAGAAGTAGTTGCGGCAGAACTTGAAAAAATGGAGAAATACAAAAAATAATGCACATATATCTATTGACATATAATGCACATAATGTTATAGTGATATCACGATATCAAACAAGTGATATCACACAAATGATATCATAAAAAACTAATGATATCACATTAATGATATCACAAGAAAAGGAGGTGCTAAAATGTCGGAAACATTTAACCAAATGATTAGATTCCCGAAAGACCTAGAACCGAAAATCAAAGCGCAAGCAGAAAAGAACTGTGTAAGTGTCAACCAGTTTGTTATAGGTGCCGTGATCGTAGCATTGCAACCAGTACAACCACAGACAGTGACAGAGCAACCGAAAGAAATGCCCGTGACAGGCTCTAGAAGCCCCATAGACGAGAAAATCGCACTCATGCAGGCAAATGAACGGCTACACGCTTTACAAGCCAAAACAGCGGCAGAAAGAGCCGCTAGAGAGCACGGAGAAGTTAAACCAGTTATAAAACATCCTCCGAAATGGGCAGGCTTACCCGGACAGCGGCCGGATGAAAGTAACGTTGAATGGGTGGAGCGCAAGACAGCAGAAGCAAACGAAATTTATAAATCAGCAATAGAACGTCTGAAAGCTGAAAAGGAGAGTGAAACCAAATGACAGGAACACCGGAGCAGATCACAGAAAAGAAAGCCGCCCGGATCCGGTCAAACGTCCGGCAGTTCTTCCGGTACTACCGGGATCAACTGGAAAGCACCGAATCCGAACGGCTGAAAGAATTTAACCGGGCAGAACTCCAAGCACTGGAGACGGTGCAAGCGGAAACGCTCCAAGCACTGGAGAGCATGACATATTCTGAGTTATTTACCAACAAAACCGCATACGGTGACAGGGCACTAATTGACCGGATCACAGCGAGAGCGGAACGGATCAGAAGAACAGAAAGAGCAACAGCATAAACAAGAATTAAGCAGGTGTAACAGCCTGCTTTTCTTGATCTATTTTCACTGCGACATTTTAACGTGCTAAATTTTGTAGACAAATTGTAGACATTTTGTAGACGCAGATTAAATAAAAGGAGATTAGATAAAATAAAGGTTAGATAAAATAAAAATAAATAAGTGCAGAAAGATATTGTATAACCAAGTATATATAAATACTAGAGCCGACCGGCTGCCACCATACACCCATCTGCAAAAATTACCTGTCTGTCTGTTAAAAAATCCCATTTGTCAAATTTACACGGATGATATTTTTTAATCGCATGATTTTTATATGCTCAGGATCACCGGCAGACATACAACCACAACAAATTGTCAAATGCGTAAAAGGTTGTTATATTATGTTGTGGATTTATAAATAACACTTATGGTATGATAAAAGCAGTTAGGGAGCCGACGCTAACACGGTGCGAGTGACAGCGGTGCAAATTCAACCCCCTATGGATATGCAGCCGCCCAGATTGTAACCAAGACCACCGGAGCCGACAGACCGGAACCGATCAGAAGTCACTAGCTGATCACTTTTGTAAATTTATGTTCTACATGATCTGTGGAGGAGATCAAAAGACATAGGTTTATTGAGTGATGCTCAGTGATTTTTTTATTGCAGATTTTTAGGAGGTGCAGAACATGGAAAAAGTTGAAAATACAGAAACATCCCAGGTATATGAGAATGACATGGAGTTATATCTTTCCCAGTTCTGCAAGGATCAGAAAATAGAGGATATAAGACAAGAGTCTCAGAGTGTATGGAATGCTGCTCTTATGTATATCAAACGCCATGCATTTAATGAGCCGGATTGTCTCAAATCTAAAGAGATGCATAATATAGACGGGTTTATGGGTGGTTATAGTAATTATAATGCTTATGACTATACGTTAATTAATCGTATATGTGATTATTATATATATATGTGTATGATGTATGATAAAGAGGTATCAGCTATAGGATTTAGTTTATTGACAGGGATAGACAGATATACGATAGCTACTTGGAGAGACGAGGGAACAAAATCAAGTCCATTAAGTTCTGACATTGGCAAAAAGATATCGGATTTCCGCGAAGAATCTTTAAGCGCAAAACTTGCCACGGCAAAGCGTAACCCTGTGGGGATCCTGGCAATCCTAAACCGCCATTACGGATGGAACCTTCCGGGAGTATCGAGAGAGCAGCAGAACCACAAGCAAGCGTTAACTGCTTCGGATTTGCCACAGTTAGGCGTTGCAAATGGACAAAATACATCAATGTTGACCGATTCCGGAGCGTATGACGATAGCAACGTAGATGCGAATGATTAGCAACAAGTGCGGAAACGTGCGGAAATATGGGATAGTTAAGGACGTGTCAATAAAGACTGCGCGAAGCGCGAATTTTGCGCATAGTTGAAATGTGTTGATGGAAACGGGGGGGAGGGGGTCTGACAGGATCAGCGAACAGCCCCTACTTAGTCCCTCAAATTTCCTAAAAAATAAAAAGACCTTTATCCAGAAAGGAGACCTAGATGTCAGATAATGTAAATCACCCAAGTCATTATGAGACAGGAAAATATGAGTGCATAGATGTGATGATTGAGACGCAGGGGATTGAAGCTGTGAAGAACTTCTGCATCTGCAATGCTTTTAAATATCTTTACCGGCATGAGAATAAAAATGGTGTAGAGGATGTTCGGAAAGCTAAGTGGTACCTGGACAAGTATTTGGAACTGGTTGAATCAGACAAAGAAAAGCTAAAGAAATCTTTTGAAAACTTGGAAAGAAGCATTGAGAATATTCAAAAAAATTGGAAAATACCGCCAAATATTGAAATTGCTATACCGCTTTGCAAACATGAATCTGAAACAGACAATGATGAAAAAGTTTCTGTGGAAGAGGATTTAAGTAAAGTTGCAACAATTCCTACGTTAGATACAGGATCAAGGGCGCATAACCCACAAACTGCTAAGAATTTTGCAACTTCTGTATGAATTTACAATGATCGAGGTCACTTATGCAGATCTACGGAAAAGAGATTAAAGACGAATGTTCAAAATGTGGTGAAGTGCTGCAATGCGAATTGTTTCTGCAAGGTCACGGAATTAAGAGAGACCGTGAGAATGTTACGGAAATGGTTAGCTGTCAGATGGAGCACCAAAAGAGCAGGCTTGATAAAGAGCCTAAAGAAGATTTGCCAGTTAAGGAGAAATGTGAATTGCCACCGGAGATTAAAGAGATATACACAGAGGTTTGGAAAATTCATAAAGAGTGCGCTAATCCGAAAACGGATGATGACTGGTCGTATCTTATCCGGCAGGGCAATTTGCTGATTAAAATGCACAACAATAGCCAGTTTGCTAAAGCACTGGTAATGGCAATGATCGATGAAATTGAAGGAAGGACGAAGAAAAAATGAAAAAGATAATCAGAAAATTCTTAAAAGTATGTTCTTCAACAGCATTACTTACTCTTTGCGGAAGTAATTTCCAGATTGCACGGGATTCCGGCACAGATACAATTTCAAGAGTTCTGTGCATTGCATTCGGACTGATATTGCTGATAGCAAATTATTTTGTGTGGGAGGTAGAACTGACATGATTGGATTTATGATTTTAAAAATTTTGACAACCGCAGTGATGGCATTTTTCGCAATATCAAGTGCATTTTCTGCTCCGAAGCAGAAAACGGCATCAGACGGAGTTATTTTATTTGCGTTCGCAATGTTACTTGCGCTTGGAATAACTTTTATGTGGGTATAGGCGATGTGGTTACCGGAGATTATGCGAATTATCCCATATCACATTGTTGAATGGGTTAAATTCATAAAGCCATTGTTATTGCCAAATATCTTGTGTTGTGTTGGCATTGGATATGTGGCAGAGAAATCAAGGCATCAAGAGTGTATGCAGCCTGTGTGCGGGAAACGAAAAATGGAATAATGCGTTCGACAACACAAAGTTTTTCAAAGTACCGTACACAGGCGTGACAATTTTTTTAGATAAAGATAGGGTGTTTCACAAAAATAATCCGGGAGCAGATGGTCTCTCTCCCGGAGTTTAGGACTATCGCCAAGCGGTAAGGCACAGCACTTTGACTGCTGCATCCCAGGTTCGAATCCTGCTAGTCCTGTTTCGCAGATGTTTTCTTCTTTCGGTCTTTGCCATCTGCGAATATTCCATCTACATGGAAGACTCCTTTCACCTCATAGCGGAATGCTGTTAAGAGCCGTCACAAGGCTCGTGAGGGTTTTCCACGTAACCGCTTGAAGCCTTGCAACCATATAGCGGTGAAAAACTTTGTCTGCGTCGATAAGACGATACCGTGATTGCAATAATCGGTAGGTAGCAGATAGGTGTGCCAGAAGTTTATCGGTGGTTATACGGCACAGGTTTTGGGGAAATATGCATAGTGGCGATTGCAGCGGTCTGTAAAACCGTGACATTAGAAACACCGAAGGTTCGACTCCTTCTTTCCCCACGATGTCGGATCGCAACCGGCTAGCAGGTAACTGGCGGATGTCCTGCGAAAATAAAAATAGCCATAAGTGTTGCGCTGTGTCAGCGCCTTAAATGTAGGCATACAGCTTATGGAAACGCACATTGGGATGTAGCGCAAATGGAAAGAGCAGTGTCCTTCTACGGCATAGGCTGTGGGTTCAAGTCCCATCATCCCAACTTTTTCATTCAATCCTAAAAGACGCTATTGGGCAGGTGCGTGGTTGATAGTCGTAACGGATGGATTGTTTCAAGAAATCGCACCATCAAGATGCAGTGTTCCCATAATGGTATTGGAACGGCTTGCTAAGCCGCCGGGCGTTTATTCGCCTTGTAGGTTCGAATCCTACACACTGCGTTTATACGAGTGGGAACGCATATCATTGTTCGCAGGGGGATATGCATAATTGTGAGTTGAGATACCTGTTCTAGCAATTAACCATGCTATATTTGCCGTATGTCCGGGTGGTGAGGGAGCGGTCTTGAAAACCGTTGGCTGTAAAAGGCTTGCAGGTTCGAATCCTGTGTACGGCGTTTATCTTTATCTCCACTTAGCCGGGTACTACTGCAATAGTTCCGGTCGATGGGAGATGTATGGATAGTAGTTGCTCATTATCGGTCAACGAAAAACACTTCTGCGAGTAGAATTTGCAGATTCAAAAGTAGTCGTACCTTGTTTGGGTCGGGTGGGTTCAACTCCCACGGCAACTATTCCCCAGCTAAAACGTAAGCCACATATGTTTAGCAAAAACCAAGCCTATGAAGTAGAGAACAGACAAGACTGTGAGATTGTGGATAGTCAGTGACAAGTAGGCGGTGCACATTTGGTTATGGCAAGCGCAAGCCATAAAAAGGTTTTACGGTGCGATTCCCATGCATAGCTTCAGTGGAAGAGCGGCATCCGCATAGGATGTGTGTCGGCGGTTCGATTCCGTCTGCATGGGTTACGGAGGATATGAGGATGTTTAGAGACTGCTCTGCTTGCAAATACTGTTCTGTCGATTATTCTTTTGACGAAGAAACAGGGGAAGAATATCCCATTTATGAGTGTACAAAAGGTAATGATACAGATTTAGATTTTGAATGCAAAGATTTTAAGAAATATAAACCGAAAAAGTACGTTGAAAAAGATACTGAATGTGATTGTTGCCAAAACGCTCATTTTTGTTCAAGGTTATCGGGTACTGCTTTTGACTGTACAAATATGTTTGATAAACATAGTCACGTTTTATATAGTCGTGACTACTGTTATAAGATAGACGGTTCAAAATGGAACGAGATATTAAAGCTGCGAGAATCAGGACTGAAAGATTCTGAAATTATAGAAAAAATCAGCAATGAGAAATTAGCGGAAATGGTTCGATACGTAAAAGAAAATGGGATTGAGTTACCGGAATCCATAAAGGAGCAGTGCCGCAAGGCAGGATACGAGGTGTGAGCAGAAAGTTGGTGGAAGAATGAAGCCATTAGAAGAAATATTTTTCAGAGCTTGCGTGAATGAGCAGAAAAGAAAATTACATTCTAGCGATCGGGAATTGAACATAAGAACTATTGGTAATATTTTTGAAAGGCTTGGATTTTCGTACAAGCAGTTAATGTATTATGTCAGAAAGTGGTGTGACAGGGGTTTTTATGATTATGGAGTAACACTTGACTTAGGATGGTTTGAATTTAATAAGTTGACCGGAGAATATAAGCAGATTTATGATTCTATGACAAGTACGGACGGATGGAAAGATGGAGAACTTGCAAGTTATATTGTCAGTAATTCGTTTAATCAAGAACGGATAACAAATTTTGCATTGAGAAAGCATCTTGGAATTGGAAATGATGAGGACTTCTTCAATCCATACAGATATGGGGCAACTAATGAAACATATCAAAGAATGGAACACTTGCGATAGGTTCGGAGTAGAAATAAAGAATACACTTATTAGAAAAGGAAAAGCGAAAATTAAGTCAAAAATACAAAAAGGTTACCATCTTGATAGTTTGCTTGACAATTTTGGAATTATTTTGTACACAGAAGAAGCAGAAATTGACTTATGCCCTAAATGCCGGAAAGAGTTTGAGGAGTGGATGAAGAATGAATAACATTGATAATCCTTTATCCGGGTATCAATCGCCACCTAAAGAAGCATTGATAAATTTTGGTATAGATGTTTCAAAAGAAGCGGTAGATAAGTACGCTTTGGAAAATTTTGGAAGGATACCGCAAAGTTTTATTGAAAGAGATTTTGCAAGGAACTGTAAAGTGATGGAAGAAAGCAGAAGGATTGTGAAATAAAATGAAAGACACGATATTATACATCAGTGATAGAGAAGAAAGAGTAGTAGATTTCTTAAAATATCTTCAAAAGAAACTGGAAGATAATAAAAAGTGGTGCGATTTAGATTATCAGCACGATATTTTAAAAACTGAAAATTATGATATTGTTGGAAAATCATTTTATGGAAGTCGTTTAGGTGTTGGATATGGGAATTGTTTATATTACTGCATCGATGAAACAATTGATAAAAACAGAATGACGGATAAAGATAATCAACAACTAATGGAAATACTGTTTCATGTTAGAGAAGGAGCAAAAGAAGTATCCGAACAGGAAATATTATATATGCTTGATATGAAAGTAGGTGGATGAAAAAATGAGTATGACGGCAGTAATTGAGAGCATAGAACGTGATGCGTTTCGACAGGTCACACCTAAAAACATCGGTAATATTGAAAATATAAAAATTGAATGTACAACACTTGGAGAAGCCCCGATTGTTGTGGCAGATACAAAGGAAGAAGAGGAAACTTTGAAAAAATGTTTTTATGTAAAACTGTCCGAACATCGTTGTAGCAAATGCAAACGTCTTTTAGGAAAATTCAACGGACAGGCTGAGATTAAATGCCCGAAATGTGGGGAAATCAATAGAATTGTGGTGAATCTTGGATGAAAATTATAAAACGACACAAATTAGTAGCACCGACCAAAAGATTAACCTGCGATAAATGCGGTTCGATATTTGAGTTCGAGAAAAGAGAATGCGATGCAACTGACATAATGGGTGTAATGCATGATGGTCTTGGCAGTTACAATATCAAGTGCCCTGTATGTGGGAAACGGTCGTATTTTGATTGGAAGTAAATTGAATATTTAGAGCACCAGTCGTAGAGTGCCTACGCAGAGAGCCAAATTTCCAAAATGTAAGGAAAGGAGGCTCTTTTATATTGGCAAGTCAGAGCCTTATATCGGCAGTAAACAGCTATGACAATTACATACAGCGAAAGGGAATTGATGAACAGGTCATTGATGCGTATATAGAAGCCTGCAGAGTGGCTATAAACAGTGAAAAGGATATAACTTATGGCTTACAGATAACAAACCGTTCTAAAGGCATTGTAGAGCGTTTCTGCATGGAAAGAACCGGAGGAACCATATGGGATTTGGAAAAGTATTCCTTCGCAAACAAGACGCACTATTCTCTGACAGATAAATTGTACGATGTTCTCCTACTGGAAGCACAAAATAAGGTTGTGGACAGTGCCTACCGCTATTTGGAAAAGAAAAGAGAACCTAGAGAGCGGTTCTATATGCCACGTAGAAAGCAATTTCTTAAAATTGGTCTCATGGATGCCATTCAAGGCATGATTGATGATATATATGACATCCTCTGCGTGTCACTTATCCCTGGTGCTGGAAAAACCACGGTCGAGAAAATGCTAAATGCGTTGGTAGCAGGATGGTTTCCGAGAGATTTCAACCTTTTTTACTCCCACAGTGGAGATATTACACGTATGTACTATGACGGTGTGTACGATATTTGTACAAATTCTGACGAGTACACTTGGAATGAAATTTTCCCAAATCTTTCTGTTACCAGTACTAACGCAAAAATGGAGCAGTTTAACATCGGCAAATATAAACCATTTCCATCCGTTCAGTGTACATCCGTAGGAAGTAAAAATGCTGGTAAGGTACGTGCATCAAAGTTTTTGTTCGTAGATGACATGATCGGTGGCATCGAAGAAGCTATGAATCCTATAATTTTGGATAAACTGTGGGACAAGTATGCGGTAGATGCAAGACAAAGAAAGACACAAGATACTGACGGAAAGAATTGCAAAGAGATCCATATTGCTACCAGGTGGAGCGTAAACGATGTAATCGGTAGGATCCAAAATATGTATGAAGGGAATCCGAGAGTAAAAGTAATTGCGGTTCCGGATATTGACCCAAAAACAGGATTAAGCAATTTTGACTACGAATTTTCCGGATTTACGGTTGCTTTTTTTGAAGATCAACAATTACTCATGGATGAAATCTCTTATAGGTGTCTTTACAAGCAGGAGCCTATTGAACGGGAGGGATTGTTATTCCCGGAAGAAAAAATCAGACGTTATCTTAATCTGCCACATGGAGAACCGGAAATTATTACCGGGCAATGCGATACCAAAGGAAAAGGAACCGACTTTTTTGTTCTTCCGGTATTGCAAAAGTACGGAGAAGATTATTACTGCGTGGATGCTGTTTGCGACAATACTGCGGATTATGAGATGCAGTATGAAAATGCTGCAAATGTACTTGTTAATAATAAAGTGCAAGAGTGCGAATTTGAGCGTAATGCCGGCGGTGACCGTGTGGCAATGGAAGTAAATAAGCGTGTAGAGAGTAAAGGATGGATATGCAACATCACAGACACACCGACTGAGACAAACAAAGAAGCAAGAATTTTTCAGTGCTCTAACTGGATTTTACAACATGTAATATTCAAGGATCCATCATTGTATAAGCCTAACGAACCATACGGTGTAATGATGTCGTTACTGAAAAGGTATTCTGTTTCAGGGAAAAAACAGTTAGATGATGTACCTGATGTATTTTCAAACTTTGCATTGCGAATTACAAACGGAAACAGGGTAGCAAAAGTAGAAGCAATTCAAAACCCATTCTCTTTCGGACGGAGGTATTGATATGACAACCAAAGAATATTTAGGGCAGATAAGCCGCCTTAATCGGATGATAAATAATAAACTCACGGAAATCGCACAACTCAAAGATATGGCTGTAAGCATATCTGCTACGCAAAGCGGTGAAAGGGTACAGACTACACCGAATTTTGACAAAATAGGAACAAAATATGCCAAAATTGATGAAATGGAACGGAAAATAGATGGCATGGTGGACGAACTTGTCGATAAAAAAGAGAAAATCATACAGCAGATAGACAGCATGGAAGATGAAAACACATACAATATTCTGTTCGCAAGGTACATAGAAAAGAAAACTTTTGAAGTGATCGCAACAGAAATGAAATATTCATGGAGACAAGTTGTCAGACTTCACGGAACTGCATTGAAACAGTTTGAAAAGAAATACGGAGAAGGGTATTTGAATGAACAATGTCATTGAATGTCATATATAAAAAATGGTAATGTTAAACTGAAGAAAATATTTAAGATGCTTTCTAATCCTCCTAAAAGGCAAACAGCCGGGAATACCGTCTACGTTATGTGGGCGGTATTTTTGTGCGCAGAAAAGAGGTATTTATGATTTTTAATCAAAAAATTAGAGTGTACTGTCCGGGATGCGGACGGTTGGTCGGTGAATGCAGTTCAAAATCACACATCGACAAGACATATAAATGCCGGAATTGCAATAAGATGGTTGTTTACCATACGGAAACCGGAGAACGTGAGATCAAGAAACTTCCAAAAAGAGACCAAAGCAGCGGAATGACATTTATGTAGGTGAAAATATGAACACTATGAAATTTCAAGACCTTGTAAAGGGTTGTCACGGTAGAAAAATTGCATATACGGATGTGGAGCAGATAACCGAAGACAACATTGTAAAGGTTATCGGTGATTGCATCGGTGTTTTTTATTACAATAAGCCAGTTATCAAGTACTTGTGGGAGTACTACAAAGGAGATCAACCGGTACTATACAGAACAAAGCTGTCAAATGAGGATATCACCAATCGAGTAGTAGAGAACCATTCTTTTGAATGGGTGCAATTCAAGGTCGCTCAGACTTACGGAGAGCCTATTCAGTTTGTCAGCAGAAAAGATGATGAAGCTGTAAATAAGGCAGTAGATGAACTGAATGATTACTTAGCAGATGCAAATAAGCATGAGAAAGACATAAAAGCTGGTGAGTGGCAGTCGGCAACTGGAACATCATTCAAAGCTATTCAGATTGTGAATGGAGATGTGCCTATCCGTGTGGTTGCACCTAATCCTCTGAACACGTTTGTCATTTACAACCGCAGTTCCGAAGAACCGATTTTGGCGGTACAGGAATTAAAAGATGAAAATGGAGAGTGGTACAAACTCTGCTACACGGAATCCTATGAATGTAAGATAAAAAACAGTGCGGTTGTTCCTGATACATGGAAACTTCACGGATTTGGTGGTATTCCGATTGTAGAATTTCCGAACAACCATGAGCGGTTGTCTGATATTGAACTTGTTATAGATCTGTTGGATGCAATCAATAATACGCAGTCAAACAGAATGGACGGCATAGAGCAATTTATCCAGGCGTGGTACAAATTTGTAAACTGTGAGATTGACGAAGAAGAGTTCAAAAAAATGAAGATGAACCATGCATTGGTTGTAAAGTCCATCAATAAAGACAATAAGTCTGATGTGGATGTCATGTCACAGGAACTTGACCAAACGCAGACACAGGTATCCAAAGATGATTTAACAGACAGCGCACTTTCAATTTTGGGAATACCGAACAAGCAAGGAAACACTGGCGGTGATACGCAGGGTGCGGTTGAGCTGAGAAACGGATGGGATTTTTCAAAATCAAGAGCAAGGCTTAAGGATCCGGTTGTTAAGACAGCAGAGAAGAGACTGGCCAAGGTTGCGCTGAATGTTATCCGCATTAAGAAAGAGGATCTGAAAATCACTCTTAGAGATTTTGATGTGCAGATTAACCACAGTCCACAAGATAATATGTATACCAAGTCGCAGACATTACTGCAACTTCTGCAGTGTGGTATTCATCCTCTTATTGCAATCAAGACGGTTGGACTTTGGGGAGATTGCGAAAAGACTTTCAACCTTTCCAAACCTTACCTTGATGCTCTGTGGAAAACTGCTGACATTATCAATATAGAAGAGCAGATGGCGAAAGCACAGGAAATAGTAAAACAAATGCAAAATAAGACAGTTGCCTAGAAATAGGTAGCTGTTTTTATTTTATAAAAATTCGCAATGCCGTGAGCGTATAAACCGGCAATGTCAACCGGTGTCGTTGCACCGTATAAAAATTCGTAGGACATAACGGAGGTAATTTATGAAGAGAGAAGAACTGACAGCTATGGGTTTGACTGATGAACAGATTGAAAAAATCATTGCTGAGAATAGCAAGGATGTTCAGGCAGCAAACGCAAAAGCAAACAAAAACAGTGAAGAGTTGACAAGACTGCGTGAGTTGGAAAAGGAATACACAGCCATGAAAGATAAGGATTTATCCGATTCGGAAAGACTGCAAAAAGACCTTGATTCTGCAAATGCAAAAATCGCAGAACTTGAAAAGACGCAGGCTATTGCGGCACAGAGAAGCAATGCAGCATCCAAGTTTAACATTTCTGCTGAACAGGCATCACAGGTTATCAAGGATGACGGCAGTTTTGACTACGAAGTACTCGGAAAGATTATCTCTGATAAAGAGATTGCTGCGGCACAGGCTAAAGAGCAGGAAATCGCAAACGGAACCACAAATCCGGGCGGTGGTAGTGCTGGCGGTGGTGATGGAACTGAAAGTAAAGGTGCTGAAATGGCAAAGAAATATAATCAGCGCTATGTAATCGAACAGTAAGCAAGGAGGTATAAACGTTATGGCTTACATGAAAACCACTACTTACACTTCTGGTGTAAACATTTTAGCAAGTGAAGTCGGACTTGTGTTAAAAACTTTTGAGGGAACACAAGCAATGGCAACACAGGTAGATGATAAGAAGATCATCAAGGCAGGAACTGTGGTTCCAACAAATAACGCTTCTGCGAAGGGAATTGTGTTTGAGGATGTTGATATTACAGATGACGAAAAGAAGCCTATTTCTGTAATTATTGCAGGCCGTGTTATTAAGGCAAATTTGCCTGTTGCAGTAGATACCAATGCCGAAACCGCACTTAAAGCAAGCGGCATTTACTTTGATTAAATTACGGAGGTAAGAACAGTATGCCTAGTGTATTAACAATGATTACAGACAAGGATAGATTGGATTTTTCCCAAAACTATTCTATCGCAAGAAATTATGTAGGTGATCGTCTTTTCCCTGATATCAAGACCGAGAACCTTGAAGCAGAGTACGAAAGACTTTCCGAGGGAATGGATCTTCCTACCGCAGCAATGGTACACGCATTTGATACCGAGGCTGCTATTGGTGTAAGACCTGGATTCGAAAAAGTAAGCGTAGAAAAGCTGCTGATTAAGGAAAAAATCAACCAGTCTGAAAGATTACGCCAGTTGCTGAATCATGGTGTAAGAGAAAGCAACCTGATTGACTATGTATATGACGATATGGGTCGGCTGTCTGATTCTGTAAAGACAAGAACTGAAATCGCAAAAATGGAGGTTATGTCTACTGGTAAGATGACCATTAACGAAAATGGTCTCAATTTTGCTATTGACTTCAAAGTAAATAAGTTCAAGGCACTGAAAGGCTGGGAAGATCCTACCCATGATATCCTTGGAGATATTGCAGACATGGTTCAGATGGCTCTTGACAAAGGATATGTTGTCAATACCGCACTGACTTCTACCAAAATGCGCTCTTATATGCTTAAGAATGAAGGAATAATGAAAGCTATTAAGGGAGTTAATTTCGTTGGAATGGCAATTACTCAGGCAGAAGTGGAAAATCTTTTGTTTAGCCTGCATAGTCTGAATATGGTAATTGATGATGATATGTACGGAATTGCCAACAAGGAAAATACAACGAGAACTCCAAAGAGATTTTTACCGGATAATGTATTTACTCTTTATGTATCTACTGGAAACGGAAAGATTGGTACTGGACTTTGGGGCGTAACTCCGGAAGAAGAAAAGGCAAGTGCATTTACAAGCTTGTCCAAAAAGCAATTCATTACTATTTCCCAGTGGGCAACTCCTGATCCGGTTGCTGAGTGGACTAAGGCTAGTGGCGTGTTTATTCCTGTAATTCCTAACCCTTATGGAATCGTAATCGGTACTTTAACCGAAGGAGAAAGCGGTTTGGATACATTGGTAGTGAACAGCACTGCAAGCCAAACAACTAATGGATACACGAAAGTAAGCGTTTCCCCTGCAAAAAGCGGCGACAATTCTTACAAATACAAGGTAGCAGATGATTGTAAATTACCTTCTTATCTTGGAAATGTAAAGACGTATGCTACTTGGGATGGCACTTCTGAAATTGAAGCAACAACCGGCAAGGAAATTATGATTATCGAGTGTGACCCTAATTACAGAGCAGTAAAGGCAGGTATTACTACGGTAACTGCAAAGGATGAATAAGAGGTAACACATGGCAGAATATACGACTTTGGAGCAAGTAAAAATCCGTCTGAAACAATTTCATATTGATTCTGAAAGTTCCGAGGTCGTGTTTGACCATTTGGAAGAAAATCCTCTTTTGCAACAACTTATTAGTCAGGCAGAAGCCGACATCAGAGCAAAAAGAATGTACCCGGAAAGTTACACAGAAGAGAAGATTGCTGCGGATATGAAAAAATTTCAGTCCGTGGTGGTTAATCTTGTAGTGTATGACAGATCGCAAGCCGGTGAAAACTTCATGGCAAGTTATTCAGAGAATGGAGTGTCGAGAACATGGAGAGACCGTGAGGATCTGTTTGTTGGCGTATTTCCATTTGCAAAGGTATTGTAATTAAAAGAAGATTGTGCGTAACCATGTTACTGATTCCAGTAATAAAGTTGCAGGCGGCACACTTTAAGGGTGGTGGGCGGTGTGCCAACAAACAAGGAAGGCGGTATATGATGTGACTATAGAGTTATCTACAGCAATCATTATAAGCGTGTTATCACTCGGTTTTTCCGTCTACATTGGTCTGAAAAACAGCAAAAGAACAGACACAAAGGATATTGAGGAACGTGTGAAAGAAAACACACGCATCAACATGAAACTGGACACCATCCTTGATACTATCAATGAAATGAAAAGCGAGCGTTCAGAGATGAAGAAAGAGCTTGCAGAGCATGAACAGAAGCTGACAAAGGTTGAAGCCAGTACGGCATCTGCACATCATAGACTTGATGGAATTGAGGAAAGACTTAACATTAAAGAGAACGGAGGTAAGGAATGATGGATTTTTCACAGGTAGGAACTTGTGTTGCAATCGTGGTTATTTGCTATCTTTCCGGTATTGGAGCGAAGCTGATTCCGGTTATTAAGGATAACTACATCCCGGTTGTTGTCGGCATTGTTGGTGGCATTCTCGGAGTAGTAGGAATGTATGTTATTCCGGATTTCCCGGCAAATGATGTGCTGAATGCTATTGCGGTCGGAATTGTTTCCGGTTTGGCAAGCACTGGTGTAAATCAGATTTACAAGCAGGTGAAGAAAGATGCTTGACATTAACAAGCAGGACATGAAGTACTCACGTCAGGGAGAAAAAGTCACGATTTATAACCGTGACAAAAACGGTAACATTATTTATGATGAAGTGGCAGGTGAAAAAATTCCGTCAATCAAAGGAACGATTACGGAATTTTTAGAACCCGTCCTTTTTTCTGCCAACATCAGTAATAAGCTGTCGGAAGTACTGGTAAAAGAATTTGGTATTGATGATTCCAGTTCGTATTGTCAGATTGTGACCGATAAAGGCTATTTGCCGATTAAGGCAGGGGATGTTATCTGGAAGAAGTCAGAAGTAGGTCGTGACGATGACGGGTTTGTGGATAACAAGACTGCGGACTATGTTGTTAAAGGCGTTGCAGACGAGGGACTGACAGCAGATTTGTTCTTGTTACAGAAAACGGTGAAGTGATATGGGAAAGACAATCAATATTAACCTGTTTGACCCAAAGTCCATACAAGCGGCTGTAAAGGCTCTTAGAGACTATGAAAATAGTTTAGAGTATAAATGTAGGCTACTGGCTGAGACACTGGCAGAAAAGGGTGTAGATATTGCTAGAGTGCAGATTGCTGACCTTGATGCTATCTTTACATCGGAACTTTTGCAAAGCATCCATTCGGAATATGTTGGATCCGTAAAAGGTGGCGGCGTTTGGGCGGTGGTTGCAGGTACAGACCATGCGGCTTTCGTGGAGTTTGGTACTGGTGTTGTCGGAAAGCAGTCACCATATCCATATCAACTACCGGAAGGTGTTGACTGGCAGTATGCAAGCGGAAAAACCATAAGGCAACTTGCGGATGGAAGATATGGATGGTTTTATCCTGCGGATGACGGTAAATGGTATTTTACAGAAGGTATGCCGTTAAGACCATTTATGTACCTGACTGCAATAGAACTTCGTGATATTGTATCACAGACAGCAAAGGTGGTGTTTGGTAGTGGATAATGAATATCAGTGGGTATCAGATTTCAAAGTCAAGATTGCATCGTACTTAAAAATGAAGATACCACAGAGCCATCCTAAAGCTTATGTGACGGACAAAAGTAAGGATTTGTCAGACCCTACATTCCCTACGGTGTACTTTCATGCTATGCCGTTTACAGAGACTGGACAAGACCTTGAAGCACGTTCGGTTAATGGAATCACAGCATCATACCAAGTGGATGTGATAACCAACAAAAGTCAAGAAGAAGCTGAAGCTATCATGTCTACGGTTGCCGGACTTTTCAAGCGTTTGCGATTTCAAATAACTTCCATGCCGGAGTTCAATAATACTTCGCAGGACACATACAGAAGCACTGCACGGTTCAGAAGAAGTGTAGATGCTGACGATATATTGTAACTATTGTCAGAGCCTAACGGCTCTATTTTTTATGCAAAATTGGAGGTAAATATGGCTACTGGTTTAAAATCAAGAATTGCCTATAAAGAGCCTAGTTCTAGTGCCGCTACTGGTGAGTACTGGGCAGGAACGTACAAATTGCTTATGAGAGCAAAAAGTATTCCTTCACCGTTCGGAAGTCAGAACATGGTGGATACTTCTACACTGGAAGATTTGGTAGAGACACAGGAAATGGGTCGTAGAGCCGCTAACAGTATGGAAGTGCAAGGAGCATTTGAGAAAAAGTACAAGGATGAAATGGTGACAAACGAGGGAAAGAAACTCGATTTTATCATCCTGTATGGAACTGACGGAAAAGGTTCAGAGGGTATTTGTGCATTTATCGGTCAGGAAAGTTTTGCACCGGACGAAGCAACAGACGATCATCTGACCGGAACTGCTACGATTGCACAGGCTACTGTACCGAAGTGGATTGAAGATAATTACACTGTTGCAGTAACCGAAGACGAAAACGGTTATCCCACAGCAATTACACTGACAAAAAAATAGAAAGTCAGTCAGAAACAAATAACACTGCCGTGGCTGACAATGATGAAACGGTAGATGATACATTGATTTAAGCAAAAGAGAGCCGTCTTCGGGCGGCTCCTTTCCAACAAAATGTTGGGGAAAGGATATGTTTTTATGAAGAAGATTTTAGTTAATGATGTTGAATATACTTTAGAGTTTGGATTCGGTGCTGTGGAGTGCAAGGATTTGATTCAAAAGATGTTTCTTATGCTTTCCGGTGGCTATGTAGCTAAAAAAGCAAAAAATGTACAGAATCCCACACCAGAAGAAATTGTAGATGGTAGCGGATATATGCTTGCAGAATTTCCTCATGTATGCAAAACGGCTTTTTATGCTGGCCTTATCGAAAACCATGAAGATATTACACCGGATGAATCCAATGCTTTAATGAAAGAATACATGAAAGCAAACGGTCTGTCTTTTGTGAAGCTGTATGGAGAACTGACAGACTGTATGAAAGAAGACGGTTTTTTCGAACTGTCGGGTCTGACGGAAATGATGACGCAGACCAAGGAAGAGATGGAGAAAGAGGACAGCAAGGTAACAAAGATGCCACAGGATCACAAGAAGAAATCGACTGGCACAAAATAATATGGGAAGAATATTTTCCATTTGCTTTTTCCATGGGAATTTCGATAGAAGAGTTCAAACATCTGAATCCTAAGAAATTAGAGTGGTGTTACAAAGGATATAAACTCAAAAAAGAGGAAGAAGATAGAAACTCATGGCAACGGTGGGGAGATTACGGAATATCTGCATTAATCGTTGCAATAGACTCTTGCTTACATGGAGAAAAAGCAAGAGCTACTTATGTTGAAAAGCCTATTTCAGAAAAGATAGCACATGATAATGAGCCTAAATATAAGGAATCCAACGAAGAAATTGCAATATGGGAAATGAAACAGAGAATCAAAGCATTAAGAGAACAAGGGCTGCCGGAAAGTCCGGATTAAGGAGAAACAAACATGAGTTTAACAGTAATTGATGTGTCCTCATACCAGGGGACGATTAACTGGTGGGCGGTAAAACAGAACGGTATTGATTTTGCTATTCTAAAGGTCATCCGTAAGGATTTGAACCCGGACAAGAAGTTTGAAGAGAACTGGAAAGGTTGCCAAGAACACAACGTTCATGTGCACGGAGTATATGAATATGGATATATTACAACGGTTGCAAAATCACGCTCTGATGCAAGAAGAGTGCTTACTATTCTTAACGGTAGAAAAGTGACAGTATATCTTGATGTTGAAGATGCCGTGATGAAAGGCCTTGGCAAAAATATTATTCCTATTATCAATGCTTACGGCAAGGTCATCACCGATGCAGGATTACAGTTCGGTGTATACACTGGGGAAAGTTTTTACAAGACATACATTAAGCCTTATGGCGGTGTGAGTTATCCCATGTGGATCGCACGGTACGGCAAGAATAACGGCAAGTGTGATGTGAAGTATCAACCGCAAGTACCGAACATGGTAGGATGGCAGTATACTTCTAAAGGGCGTGTAGGCGGCATTGCAGGAAATGTGGACATGAATGTATGGTACAAGGAGTTAGATGCCGTATATGAGGATTCTACAAGCCATAGCAACCCTTATACAGAGCCGGAAAGACTTCTTTATTACAAGCGTCTGACAATGATGAAGGGAAATGATGTCAAGTGGGCGCAGTACGAACTTGTAAGAAAAGGCTTTATGCCTTCTGTAAATGCGAAAGGTAAGACGAACATTGACGGATATTTTGGAAAAACCACTTCTGATGCAGTAAAAGCATTCCAAAAGAGTGTCGGTATCAAAGTGGACGGAAAAATCGGTACGGTTACAAGGGCATATCTCAAAAAGTGATTTTAGGAGCGGTAGGTGTCACAGCTTACCGCTCTTTTCTTGGAAGTGGGAGACACTTCCTTTTTTTATTGCGGTAAAGGCGGTGCGGTATGGCAGATATTGATTCTTTGCAGATTAAAATAAAAGCGGATGCGAATAACGCAAGTAACGCACTGGATAAGTTGGCAAATAGCCTTACGAATTTTCAGAAAAGCTTGTCCATTGATACATCCAAACTGACAAGCATTTCTAATAGCATACAGAGTATCGCAAATGCCGCCAGTTCTATGAATACGAGCGGTATTAAGAATATCTCCACGTTGACAAATTCCATTAACAGAATGGGGAAAATAGATACAAGCGGATTAAGCAGAATTTCATCTGCACTGAAGACTTTTTCTGCTGACATGGCAGGAACTAAAGTAGATGGAGTAGGAGATATTGCGAGCATAGCATATTCAATTTCAAGACTTGGTGGTGTGGCATCCGGCAGAGCAATCACAAACATTCCTTTGCTGGCAAAGAATTTGAAGCAGTTATTTACAACTCTTTCAACCGCTCCGAATGTCAGTGAGAACATTATCCGCATGACAAATGCACTGGCAGGACTGGCATCTACTGGTGCGGCATCCGGGAGAGCAGCAAACTCTTTAGGACGTAATCTGAACACCTATACGGTAAGCGCAAGAAGAGCCACGAAAAGCACATTTAGCCTTGCTGCGGCTTTCGGCAGATTCTACGCAACATATTTCCTTGTGATCCGTGGAATTAAAAGTCTGTGGAAGTCCATAGAGGGAACTACGGACTATATCGAAGCATTTAACTACTACACGGTAGCATTTAACAAAGTAGGCAAGGAATGGGGCAAGGATTTTGAAAAATTCGGTTACGACAACGCAGAGGATTATGCGCAGAGTTTTGGAAGCCGTGTAAATGAACTGCTTGGTAAAATGTCCGGTCTGAAAGTAGATGTAGATGGTGGATTGATTTCTGAAAGCGGAATGAAGAACCTGGGACTGAATTTACAGGAGATTACGCAGTACGCTTCACAACTTGCATCTATTACCAACTCTTTAGGGCAGACCGGAGAAGTTACTACGGCAATTTCAAAGTCCATGACAATGCTTGCCGGGGATATTTCCTCTCTGTTTAACGTGGATTACAGTACAGTTGCAACAAACTTACAGTCCGGTTTGATTGGTCAGTCAAGAGCACTGTATAAGTATGGTATTGATATCACGAATGCCACACTGCAGACTTATGCTTACAGATACGGCATTGAAAAGGCTGTATCTGAAATGTCACAGGCAGAGAAACAGCAGTTGCGTCTACTGGCAATCTTAGACCAGTCCAAAGTATCATGGGGAGACTTGGCGAATACAATTAATTCTCCAAGTAATATGATCCGTCAGTTTACCAACAACGTAAAAGAAGCCGGTATGGTACTGGGACAGTTGTTTATTCCGGTATTGCAGAAAGTACTTCCTGTTATTAACGGTGTGGTAATTGCGATTAAGAGACTGCTTGTCAGTGTTGCAAATTTACTGGGAATCAAGATTGACTTTTCGTCATTCGGTCAAGGTGTATCCGGGTACAATGAAGAGTTGGAAGGCACTGCAGATGCACTTGATAAAGTTGGTACAAGTGCAAAAAATGCTCAAAGCGGAATCAGAGCATTTGATAAATTGAAAGTTATTTCAACTCCAAAATCCAGTGGTTCCGGAAGTGGTGCTGGTGGAGCAGGAATTGACCTTACCAAAGAAATCATGGATGCTACTGCGGAGTACGAAAAAGTATGGCAGGAAGCATTCGACAAGATGCAGAATACAGCTCTAGGCTGGGCGGATAAGATAGAAAAACTTCTTGAACCTGTGAAAAAGTTGTTCAAAGATTTATTCAATGGTGATTTCTTCGAAGCAGGACAAGATTTATCCGGTATTGTCACAGGAATATTTAACTGGATGTCCGATGCTATTGCATCTGTAGATTGGTATCAGATTGGGCAAAACATAGGACAGTTTCTTGCTGGTATTGACTGGACTGCTGTGTTTACATCTGCCGGAAACTTCATAGAGACTGCCATAGATGCGGCTATCGATTTGTGGAAAGGAAGTTTTGATGCTGCACCGATTGAAACCACGATTATCACAGCAATAGGTCTTTTAAAGTTTACTGGTGTTGGAGATATCATATGGGGAAAAATATCGGATAAGTTATCAGCCACAGTACTAGGATCAAGTATAGGAATAGTTCCGACAATTGCAATATCTGCGGTTACTTGGGAGATTGGATTTAATGTAGGAAAATCTTTAGGGAAAGCATTGTTCCCAGAAGACGCAGAGTACTACGACAATTTTACGTGGTTTGGTGAAAATGGTTTTTTTGATACATTAAAAAATACTGATTTTACCACATTAAAAACTGCGTGGGATGATTTATACAAAGATATAACAGATAATGATTTGTATAGATTTTTGACAGGAACAATGTTGCTTCCAAAACATAGCACTCTTGATGATTTTGGAGATAAAATTGATTGGCTAATTGATAAAATAAAAAATACAAAAGTAGATATGTCAGATACTTTTGGTCTATCATCTGCACTTATCAATATAGCACCACTTGTTGGAAACTGGTTTAATGAAAATGTATCTCCTTGGTTCACAAAGGAAAAGTGGCAAGGAATGGGTCAAACTATAGAGTCATCACTTTCTGAAAAATGGACTTCTTTTACAACATGGTGGAACCAAACAGGATTTTCAAATTGGTGGAAAAAAATTTCAGAGCAGTTTGGACCAACAAAATGGAATAAATTGCTTGAAAACATTCCAACGGCGTTTAGAACAGCATTTAAAACAGCAGCTAATGTTGCAATAGCTCCTTTGAACCTTGTAATAAGTGGAATAGAAACCATGATAAACAATTCCATAGACCTTATTAATGGTTTGATGTCTGCAGCAAGGTTAATACCTAAAATTGGTGACGCAGTTCCGAATAATATACAACACATTAGTGTTGGAAGAATACCTACATTTGAAAAAGGTGGTTACGTTCCAAGCCGATATACGATGTTCATGGCAGGAGAGAACGGTATACCGGAGATTGCCGGAACAGTAGGTGGAAAAACAGCGGTTGCCGGTGGAGTTGAAATCACTGGAATCAAAGATGCTATTAATTCCACGGCACAACAGGAAATTGCACTTCTGAAACAGAATAATCAGCTACTGCAAGGAATCCTTGAGAAAGAGTTTGGAATAACAACAGATCAAATTGGAATTGCCGCAAGACAATACGGTCAAGAGCAATTTAACCAAAAACACAAGAATGTATATGTATTTTAACACAGACAGCACTCTGGATGGGTGCTGTCTATTTTTATGCAATGAGGCGGTGAGCGTATGTCAGCATATCAAGGATGGCTTTTAAAAATTGGAGATTACGTTATTGACCAGTCAAGATTTATAGCCGCTGAAAGTTATCAGCCAGCTGTAAATATGCAAGATGTAGACCCGTGGACTGATGCAAATGGATACGTACATAGAAATGCTGTGGAGCTAAAAGCATTAAGTGTTGATTTTTCAACGCCTGCGATGCTGACGGATGACGATTTGCAAGAGTTACTGTCCGGGATACGAAGAAACTTTATTGATGCAACGGAACAGGGATGTAATATCACGGCATACATTCCATTTTTAGGTCAATATGTCACACAATATGGATATATGGCTGATATAAAGCCTACAATCTATGGAACTTATGACGGAGAGATTAAATACAATCAGATAGAATTTTCATTTGTCGGAGGTGTAGCGAATGAGTAACTATACCTATGCGGATTTGTTTGATAAAAGCGCATCCAAAAAGGAAATCACGATTGAAACAGAGGACAAGTCTGTAAAAATCACCAACAGCGAAATCCATTTTGAACAGTTTGAATTAAAAGAAATACTATGTGATGATGATTACCTTACATTTGGACAGTGCAATGCATCACAGTTAAAATTCAAAATTTCCAACGTGTTCACAAGCATGATTGGGAAACAGATAAATGTTTCTGCTGTGATTAATGGACATGTTGACGCACCGTTTATTTTCGGCAAATACCGTGTCATTTCCGATAAACCAACAGATGATAAGCGTTACAGGAATGTGACGGCATATGACGTTATATACGATATTGGAGAATCAGAAGTATCTTCCTGGTATAACGGATTGAAGTTTCCTCTGACTTTAAAGCAGTTCAGAGACAGTTTTTTTTCATATTTTGGTGTTGAGCAAGTAGCAGCCACATTACCTAATGACAGCATGGAAGTTGCAGAAACCATAAAGCCAAGTGAACTTTCTGGCCAGACGGTCATGGAAGCAATCTGCTCAATAAATGGATGCTTTGGTCACATTAACCATGATGGAAAATTTGAATATGTTTTCCTTAAAGCAATAATATCCGGATTATATCCACAAAAAGGATTATATCCACAGAAAGGATTATACCCTAGAAAAGGTTCTGAAAAAGAAAAGGTTACTGGTGGAAAATACAAATCAGTTAAATATGAAGATTTTGTCTGCCAAAAAGTTACAAAAGTGCAGATAAGACAATCAGAAAATGATATTGGTGCAGTTTACCCGGATACAGAGATTACCGAGAACGACAACAGTTATATTTTGCAAGATAATTTCCTTGTTTATGGAATGGGTGCAGATGCCCTAGAAACGGTTGCAAGAAATCTGTATGAGGTTATTAAAGTTGTAAAATATAGACCTTATAACTGTGAAAAAATAGGAAATCCTTGTTTGAGCCTTGGAGAAGCAGTCAATGTATATACGGCTAAAGAAATCATAGAAAGCTATGTGTTGAGCAGAACATACAAAGGAATCCAACAACCGATAGACACCATATCTGCCACCGGAAAAGCACCAAAATACAGTGAACAGGTAAATGGAATTAACAAAAGTATAATTCAACTCCGCGGCAAGACTAATGAGTTGGAGCGTAATGTTGAAGAGACCCGGTCTGAGATAAAGGATGTTGAAAGTGGACTGGATACAAAAATTACACAGACAGCCGGGAAGATTGAACTTGAAGCAAAAAGGGCTACAGATGCAGAAGTAGAATTGGCGGCGGCAATCTCAGTTCAAGCAGACCAAATCAAGTTGAAAGTTTCAAAAGGTGATGTCAGTTCGCAGTTGAGCATTGAGAGCGGACAGGTAAGTATTTCCGGGAATAGATTTGTTCTTTCTGCAACAAACTGTTCTATTTCTAAAGAAGGAAAAATAACCGCAAAAGATGTTGACCTATCTGGAAAAATAACTGCATCAAGCGGAAATATTGCCGGATTTACAATTGAATCAAGAAAAATGTATTACGGTTCTAGTTCTTTGGGTACTGGAAGCAGTGGTGTATATATTGGCACAGATGGTATATCACTTGGGAATAAAGTAGTTTTGAAAGCAGACGGAAGTGCAAATTTGAAAGATGCAACACTGGAAGGTGACTTAAAAATATCTGGAAGTCTTGGAACAATAAGTTTTTCATCTGGCGGAAATTCTATGTCGTTGGATAGAAATGGAATTTCTTTTGCTGCATCTTCTATTTCAACGAAAATCACAAGTAGTGAAATAAGTGTAGGTTCTTCACTAAATTATTCAAAAGCAACTAGTGAAGGAATACAAATTCGTGGAAGTGGAGGGTTTTTAGATATATATGCAAGTGCAACCACTTGGGCATCCAGCAGCGGAACATATTATTTAAAGGACAATTATGGCAATAATTTAGCTTACATTTCTACCAATCATTTTTCAGTGGTTGCGAGCAATGTGTTAGTTGGAAAAAGCGGTGGTAATGTAGCGTTTTTTGGTGCGACAAGTGGTTCAACAAAAAAGACTGTGAGCAAAATCATATCACCCAGTTCAACCAGCACATATAGTATTGCTACCACAGTTAACAGTTTGATAGATGCTCTTAAGGCATACAACCTCATAGGATAGGAGAAGGAATATGAACAGTTTGGAAATCAGAGAATTTGAACAGTCTATTGTAAATCTTTTCAACGGATGTGGTCTACCGATGGAGATTAAGCGGCTCATTGTGAATGATATTGCCGGGCAGATTAACAGAGCTGCAGATAATCAAATCAATGTAGAGTTGGCAGAAAGAAACAGAGAAAAAGAAAGTGAGGTATCTGCAGATGGCACTGAATAAGGTTTATACCAGAATTAACTGGGAAGATTATCCCAGTGAGAACACGGATTTAGATGCATACAATCTTAATCAGATGGATTCTGCTATTGATGCGTTGGACAACCGTATCATATCACAGGATGCCATTAAGGTTGATAAGACCACAATCAACGACAAAATTGCAGGTTGGACTATGGATGAAACAACCGGTATTATTACTATTACAAAGTACAATGGAGAAAAGGTCATTTTTGACCTTAATATTGAAAAAATCCCTGTTGGATTTTCCATGTCTGATGATGGAATCATTACCATGACTACAGAAGATGGAACACAGTTTACAGCTGATATTGGTTCTATGATTCCGGTATTAACATTTGAAGATTCTGCAACCATAGCTGTATCCGTGACTGGTACTGGAAAGAATAAGACATATTCTTTTTCAATAAAAACAGGATCAGTAACAGATGATATGCTGCAGCCTAATTATTTAGCAGATATTAGAGTAGAATCCGCAAATGCATCTGCTTATGCGCAATCCGCAAATGCAAAATCTGTATTGGCTGAATCTTATGCTGTAGGTGGAACCGGAACAAGAGAAGGAGAAGATACAGATAACGCAAAGTATTATATGGAGCAGGCAAAACTGCAAACAGGCGGTATACCTACAAAAGTCAGCGAATTAGAAAATGATGCTGGATACATTACAAAAAAAGTTTCTGATTTGACAAATTATTATGACAAAAACACTGTTGATAAAAAAATAGATGCAATTCCCAAAACAGATTTGACAAACTATTTGACCAAAACTGGTGATGGTAGTAATTTGACTGCGGCGTTTGAAGAAGCAACAACTTTAGAGGAATTAACGACAGGAGAAAAGTTATCATCTATTTTTGGAAAACTTAAACTGGCTGTAAAAAATCTTAAATCACTTATAAGTCTTATCGGAACTACCGATATTTCGACTATTGGTGACGGTACTATCACTGGGGGATTAAATGATGTAAATGGCAAGTTAGAAATGAATATAGAACAAAAAACAGGTCAATATAAAAACCAAAAATTAAATAAAAATGTAACAGTATGTAGTATAACGTTAACTCCTGGTTTGTGGTTAATAATTGGATATATTGATGGCAATATATCATCTGATTTTATATACAATAATACCCTTTTCAATCAAACTGTTAGAGAATCAATGATTGGCGGTGGTGGAAGTATAAACGTAATTTTAAGAGGGATAGATACAACTACCACTGTGAATTTATCCACTTATGACTTTGCTAATGTAACATCCGATCTCACCTATAGAGGAACTCTTACTGCAATTTGCCTAAAACCTTATTCAGACAACTGATAATGACGACACATATGAGAATAACATATTATTTTAATCCTAAAATCATAAATGTACCACTCATACCAGTAGTAAGTTTGAATTTATTGTCAGCAATGGGAATAAAAGATCCACTTATTGTACTACCGATAAATGTAGTAATTGATGGATATGTCCCAAGATACTGAGTATTTTTAGTGGAATCATATATTTCTTTGATATACGATGCTGGATACACAGTAGGAGCATACATCTGAGCTGTTCCGTTGTTACATACGAATAAAAGAAGTTTGTAATTCTGAAAATCATCTTTAAGTTCTACCGTATTTGTCACATTTGCTGCAAAATAATTGCTGTATAAAAAAGTGTATTTGTTTGTTAACTTGCCATTTACAGAAGGAGTGATAGCCGATGGGTGGAGATTAAAAGTAAAAATAAATCAATCAAAAAGAGCATGGTGTAAAAGCCATGCTCTTAATCTCTTTATCTGATTCCCCAGTCACCGTCATTGTTGACGAAACCAACCACATATCCTATCATGTCATCAATAAGATTTTCCGGGAGTATGCTGTTCGGAGACATAAGCGGAACATATCTCCATTTTCTTACACCGTCTTCAATTATATGTGTTCTAACGACAATATATATCCCACCATTACTGGTCACAATACATCGTTCACCGTCTTGCGGTTCACGATCCGCTGCAAGGAGAATAATTTCCCCTGGCAGATAAAACGGCATATAGTAGTCACAGGGAATTTTCAAACCGATATAAGTCTTGGATTTTATATCTTCCGGTAAGTTGTCTATGCACATGGGTTCCACAGCATTTGTGGTTGCGATAATTCCATTCATAAGTTGTGGATTAAGGACAGAAATATACTTGTGCGATTTTTCAAGACTGGAATAGATTTTAGCTTGGTGACGTATGAAGTAACGGATAAGGTACAGAGAGTGTTCCGGCAGACTGCGGCATATCTTGACAGATTCCAACATCTTATCTTCCATAGTGCCACAACCTACTAGTTCGTCTACACTGATTCCAAAGGCTCTAGCAAGCGCAACAGCGGTCGATAGCTTTGTGTCGTTAGAATTACCGTATAGTAGTGAATTAAGCGTAGAATAAGGTAAATTAGCTTCATCAGCAAGCTTGTAAACCGTCATGTCCGGCTCATTGAGAAACTCATGGAGATTCCCACGAAAACTTAACATATAATTTACTCTGTTGACTGATAGATGTGTCGATATTTCTTTGATTCGGTCTTTTTTCATCATGTTTTTTGTCCCCCTTTCACATGATACACTTGTAACATCCCTTGTTTCAAGGGACTTCAAGTTCTGGCGAGGGCGGTGTTTATTGGCGTTTTCACCGTCCTCTTTTGTTGATATTTTACAACAATAAAAAACGTGAGTCAAATATATTGATTGTTAAGAACATATGTTCTATAATTTAGGTATCGCTACCAAGTGCGGAAAGATTAGGGGGTGTACTATGGGGAAAGAAGATTACAAAGAGGAAATCACAAAGCTAATCAATGCTTGCGATAATTTACATTGGTTAGAGTGCATTTATGCCTATGTTAAAAAATTACTTAGATAAAGGAAAAGAGCCAAGGACTTGCGCATTGCCCTTGGCTTTTTCTTATTCGTTCTTTTTTGCGATTGAATCAATCAACTTTTCCAAAGAGTTCCATCCATCTTCGTCCAAGTTGGCCAGTGCGGATACAAGACGGTGCTTAAATGTATCTTCACCGGACTTTTGAATTTCTCCGAGCATTTCAGAGATTTGTTCGTCTTTTGATTTCTGAACAAGCATTTCACCAGTTCCATTTCGGAGCCATTCTTCGTTTACATCAAACTCTCTGCAAATATCAGATATGGTTCTTTCAGATGGTGTCTTCGTGCCTATCTCAACTTGCGCAATATAGTTTCTTGACAAGCCGATTTGCTTTGAAAAATCATCTTGTGTCATATTCAAATACTTTCGCAAAGATTTGATTCTCTCATTCATTTACATCCCTCCTTTCACTAATAATATACACCCAAAAAGTCCCCAAGTCAACAAAAATGTGTTGACATAAAGTTTCTAAGGGACTATAATATGTTTACAAGGTCAACAGAAAAGAGGTGAGAATATGGAAAAACAGAGATATGTGGTTTTAGACAAAAACGGTAAAGCAAATATAGTTCAGAAAGCTGATTCACGTTTTGTTGGAATTGACGAGATGGCACAGCACATTGCGTTTGACATTATCGAAGATTACAAAAGCATTATAGATGGCGATAAGAAAATCGAAGAAACAAATATTGATTTGTCTATCAAAGTACTTACCGCCATTTCGCCTTTTAGGAACGGCTCTGGATTTGGAAAGGATTGCTAATTGCTTCGGCTTTTGCTAATTGTGGTTTTTCTTCCGGTAAAGAATTGATGATTTCGGAATAGTATTGGTCGTACAGGTTCTTAAAATCATCAAAACTTCCGGTATATCCACAAATTTTAGCAATGGCGTAAGCGGATGCGTATTCTTTGGAATCCAATGTAATTCACCTCCTTATATCAGAATAAGGAGAGTATACCACAAATAGGGAGTTAATTGAATGAGTGAAAAAGAGAAAAAAATCGTTGAGAAGTTAAAGAGAGCCATTCCGAATATGTCCGATTTTGACAAGGGATATATTCTCGGAAAGACAGAGAAGATGGCAGAGGAATCTGTTAAGAAACAGGAGGAAGAAAATGCAAAGCCAGTTTGAGAAAGAACTTCTAAAAACATTAAAGAGCATTGACGGTACTCTGAAAAGAATTGAGAAGTCCATGAATGATGAAGAGAAACAGCATATGACAATTTGTAATGCAGTTTCTCATGCAATGAAAGGAGAACATGAATGAAAAAATGGACTTACCGCCAGAAGAGAGATCTTCTTGACAAATTAGAACCTTGGATCACTGCATTGGTTCAACTCATAAGTGCATTGGCTGGGGCGGCTGTCGGAATAGCTATCTGCTACTTTTTCTAAGTGGTATGTGGCAGTTGCAGTTATTAAAGCTACAACAAACGGTATGAGTATATTTCTCAAAAATGAGAGAAATAAATGTTCTTTGTAGAATCTTCCTTTTGAAGACAAAGCGAATGTGAACATTTCACGATTTATGGATGAACTAACTATGGTGAAATATCCCTTTTCCTTTAAGGACAAAAATGCTTGGTAAACATCTTCACCATTGTAATTCCCTATTTCAGACAATGAAATGGAACATTCAGAAGATTTTACAGTTTTCCTAAGTACTTTTCTTTCGATTTTGAGAAGCATATGAAACCTCCAGTTTTTTAGAACATTATACCACAGAAAGGAGAACAATGAACGAATTAGAGCAGAAAACAATATCTTCCGTGGAAGTAGCGGAAATGGTAGGGAAACAGCATAACGATTTGCTTAAGGATATCAGAAGATATTATGAGCAATTAGGACAGGGGAATATTTCCCAGTCCGATTTCTTTACAGAAAGTACCTATCAAAACAGCCAAAACAAGACACAGCCTTGCTACCTTGTAACAAAGAAAGGCTGCGAGTTCATAGCACATAAGATGACCGGAGTTAGGGGAACAGAATTTACGGCAAAGTACATTGACCGTTTCCACGAAATGGAAGATGCCATCAAGGCACATATCCCTACCGGACAGGAATTGATTGCACTGGCAGTTGTCGAAGCACAGAGGATGCTTGCGCAGAAAGAGGAAGAGGTTAAGCAGCTGCAGACCACGGTGCAACAGATGGATGCAGTGATTACCGATATGACACCAAAAGTTGACTATGTGGACAAGATTCTTTCTTCCAACGACTGTATGACAGTCACACAGATTGCACAGGACTACGGAATGAGTGCGGTGAGGTTCAATTCAGTTTTAAGAACAGCCGGCATTCAGAGAAAAGTAGGTGACCAGTGGATATTGTATGCAGACTTCCAGGGAAAGGGTTATGTGAGAACAAAGACAAATGATTATGTTAAGCATGACGGAAGCACCGGAACAAAGCCACTTACCGTATGGACACAGAAAGGCAGGATGTTCTTATACAACAAGCTGAAAGAGATTGGCATTGAACCTATCGAGGAGGAAAGCGCATGAGAACGACATTAAAGCTGTTTCTTCCTATTATAATAGCACTCTCCATCACATTTACATCCACGGCACAGCCATCCGGCAGTTTTATCTCCGAGGAAGCACAGGAAACGTGTGTAAAGTACGGTGAGGAATACGGCATCTGCCCGGAAATGCTCATGGCAATGATCGAGAAAGAATCTTCCGGCAGACCGGATGTGGAAAGTGGCGGTTGCAAAGGTCTGATGCAGATTTCTGACAGATGGCATAAAGACCGCATGGAACGTTTGGGAGTGACGGACATCTACTCTGTGGACGGAAATATTCATGTGGGAGCCGACTACTTGTCGGAATTGTTTGAAAAGTACTGTGATGTAGGAATTGTACTCATGGTTTACCACGGAGAGAAGAACGCATCTACAAAGACAGAATTAAGTGATTACGCAGACTGGATATTAACCAGGAGCGCAGAACTGGAAAGGATGAATGGAAAATGACGAACAGAGAGAGATATGCGGAAAAAATTCTTGATATTGCAGTAACTGGACATCCGTTTGCTATTAACATAAATGGAGAAGTCAATAGTTGCGGTAAAGTACCATGCGACGAATGTATATTTCGGAAAAATAAAGTTACTGATATTTCATGTGGAGAAAAAATAAAAGAATGGTCAGAGCAGGAATATGTTGAACCGCCTGTTGATTGGTCAAAAGTTCCTGTGGACACAAAGATTCTTGTGAGAGATTCAGAGGATGAAAAGTGGAGAAAAAGACATTTTGCAAAATTTGAAGATGGAAAAATATTTGCATGGACAAGAGGAGTAACTTCTTTTTCTTCGGTAAGCTCAGATTCTATAACAAGGTGGAATCAAGGAAAACTTGCGGAGGATACCGTATGAGTGCCAAAAAGCGGTTTACCGTCAAAGGGTGCATCGGAAAGATATTTTACAGTCCGAAAGAGTGGGAAGTTGACCGTGAAACAGCATTCTATTACAGAATTGTAAACCGCAATACCGGGAAGAAAAAATGGTTAAGAAAGGAGTATTTTTATGCAGAAACGACAGATTATCCCCATCGTCCGTGCGAATGAGATTCTGATTGCAAGACTGTTAGATGCAGGAATCTTGTATATCAGCGAAGAGGACAACATGATCCACGTAACAGAAGACTGAAAGCCGGAGGAGTGAGGAAATGGAAAGGAAGATAAGAAAAATCTTGGTAGAACTGGGGCTGAAACAGTACTTGCCGGGATTCCAGTACATCATCGAGGTTGAAACGCTGATGTTTGAGAACCGGAACAGAAGACTTTCTGAAATCTACCGGATTATCGGAGAGGAACACAGCACAACCAAGGAAAGCGTGTACCGGGCGATCAAGTGGGTTGTTGATAAGATGAACCCAAGCACAGAGCTATACAAGGAGATCAATGAGACAGACAAGCCGGTCTCAATCTATATGTTTGTTAATTCACTGTATTTATATCTTTGGGAGGATAGGAAAAATGAGGATTAAACACACCTTTTTGCAGAATTTCTGCAAATTCTATGGTTCTAACGTAGTGGACACTGATTTATACGACCGGACAGAGGTTTCCGGTGTAAATGAAACAGGTAAGTCCACGATCAAAAGAGCAATTCAGTATATTTTTGGATGCCGTGACGAGAACGGCAGAGAGATCACCGGAATCAGACCGCACGATAAGGACGGCAATGACATCGACGGAGATATTACCGCAGAAGTTACCGTGGAGATTGACGGTACAGACAATGTTCTGAAAAAAGTATGCCGTCAGAACTTCAATAAGAAAGGCGAGTTTACCGGAAATGTCACGGATTACTATGTGAATAATATTCCAAAAAAGGCAGCAGATTTTGAAGCGTTTTTGGAAGAGAGTGTATGCGGAAAAGAAAAGTTTTCACTTTGCATCAATGCCATGACACTTCTGCTGAAAGGTGGCACGGATCAGAGAGCAATTCTTGCTGATATGTTCGGTCAGCACAGTAATGATGACATTTGCAATCAATTTCCGGAGTTTGAAGCATTAAGGACTGTTCTGCAGGACGGCACGGTTGATGAACTGAAAAAGCGTTGCAATACGCAGTTGTACGGCACAAGGGGAAGAAATGGAACCAAGGGATTGCAGGATCTGTTAGATGAAATTCCGAGCCGTATTGACGAGGTGAGCCGTCAGAGAGTGGATATTGACCTTGCGGATCTGGAACTGAAAAAGAAAGCTTTACTGGATAAGCTGTCAGAGAACATTAAGCAGCAGACAAATACGCAGAACAGCATGATTTCCTACGATAAGCTTTCTGATGGAATTATTGAGTTAAAAGGTCAGTTGAGCGCATTGCAGCAGAAAGCAAATGAAAAACTGGATGCGGACAGAAGAGAGAAGCGCACGGCACTGAACCTGGTTCAGAATGAGAATCAGAAAGAGTTGCTTAAGGCAGATACCATTCGTGAAGAAATCACGGCACTGGAAAAGCGTATCGCACAGTATGAGCAGAAGAGACAGGAATTGAAGAAGAGTTGGGATTTGAATAAAAGCCTTAAATTTGATGAAAACTCTTTGATTTGCTCCTACTGTGGACAGGAATATCCGGAAGAGAAGAAAGAGCAGTTAAGAACGGAGTTTGATACGCATAAGGCACATGAATTGGAACTGATTACCAAAGAGGGTTCTTCCTGTGCTGACCATATCAAAGCGGATCAGGCAGAACTGGAACATAAGCGTGAGGAACTGAAAAAGACAGAGGATGAATTGGAGCGTTTGGAGAAAGAGATTGCCATTGCTGATAATGCATTAAATTCCATTCCGTCAAGCGTGGATATTTCCAACACAGAAGAATACAAAGCTGTCCAGTCGCAGATTGCAGAGAAAGAAGCTGCCATGAACAAATTCACTGACATGAATCTTCTTAGATTCCAGTTAAAATGTGATGAAGAGCAGATACGCAAGGATATTTCCGTGGTTGATAAGTCTTTGGCGAGTGTAAGCATTAACGAGAGTGTGGATAAGCGTATTGCAGAACTGGAACAGGAGCGCAAGAACATTGCACAGAAGATTACGGATGTGCAGGCACAGCTTGACCTGTTAAAGAAATTCAGCCGGAAGAAGAACGAATTGTTGGAAACTGATGTGAACAAGTATCTTTCTTTCTGCACTGTGCGGATGTTCAGACCTCTTGTGAATGGTGACACGGAAGAATGTTGTGACTTTACATACCGTGGAGAGCCTTACAGCCGGAACATGAACCACGGAGCAAGGATTCTGACGGAGATTGACATTTGCAATGCGTTTCAGAAGCGGTGTGGGGTGGAATTGCCTATCATGGTTGACGATACCGAAAGCCTTGACCCTTGGAAGATTCCTGATGTTGACAGTCAGTTGATTATGTTCCGCAGAAGTGATGATGCGAGTTTGAAAGTGGAGGAAGCGAAGAATGAGTAATGAAACAGAGAAACGCTACATTGTCGAGCGTGAGTTTGAACACGTAGGGTATAAATGCGTTGTGATATTTGGAAATATGGCTCACAGGTGCGGATATGTTGGCATTCCAAAGAATCATACGTTATACGGAAAAAATTATGATTACCATCTTGAAATAAAAAAATCAGATATTTGGGGCAGAGAAGTAAGTGGCATTTTCCCTTTGCTTGGTGCTTGTATTGATGAAGATGAAAGAATTCGAATTGAAGCATATTTCCAGTGTCACGGAGGTATTTCATATTCAGGTGGTGGAACAAATTCAAATTATCCTATCAAAAGTGATTTATGGTGGTTTGGGTTCGATTGCGGTCACGCTGGAGATAAGGCGGATTTGGATTATGCAATACAGAAATTCCCAAGCCGTAAAGAAATTTATCAGATGCAAAAAATGATAGAAAGTAAATTTCCTGTTGGTGTCGATGTCGTTCGTTCAGAAGAATATGTTGCTGATGAATGTAAGAAGTTGGCGGAGCAATTGAAAGAGTTTGAAAGGAATGAAGAGAATGCAGATTAAGAAAGAAACAGTCATTTCTGTTCTGACAACAAGCGGAGAAACAATCAATGCCGGTGACACAGTGATATTCAATTTTGATGACAAGTGTTGCGTGGGTGTGTACTTGGGACTTTCAGACCGTGGAGCTTTGAAATTCAAAGGTAAGATTGCCGATACAGATGTGACATTCCATGTGATGCCTAGAAGCATCAAAGAGATTTACAAGGCTGATGTGACAGTGCATCAGGGAGGCTTTATGATTAAGCCGGAAAGCGAGGAAGAATAATATGAGAAAACGTAAATTTAAGGTTGGAGAAAGATATACAAGCAAATTGTTTGTAGACAAAGGTGCTGTAATTGAAATCACAAAAATCAGTGGTGACGTTGTTTCTTACAAAGATATTGCGGGGAGGACTTATAGTGTAAAAAATTTTGAAATTGGTTCTCTATTTTCTGACATGTTGAAAAAAGTCGGAAGTGAAACAATCGTCATCTACCGCAATGACAACAAAGTGATTGCACTGGACAAGTCCACTGGCGAGAAAGCAGAAGCAAAATGCAATCCGGCTGATGAATTTGATTTCCGTACTGGTGCAAAGTTGGCTTTCAATCGGCTGATGGGCGAGGATGTGAAGCCTGATAACGGTGTACGGGAGGTGAAGAGAAAAGCTAAAGTCGGTGAGTACATCAAAATTGTGGATGCAAAACCTTTTCTTATACCATATGAAAACGGAGAGATTTTCAGAGTAATTGGTGTTAAGAACGCAACATGTGAGGTTGAAAACTCTGTTAAAAGGTTTTACGCATGGCACAGAGAGTACGTTGTCCTTGAAAACTACAAACCGGAGAAAGAACCGGAGAAGAAAGACGAAATCTGCGTGGGAGATACCGTAAAAGTCACAGATACCGGTAAGCAGTACAACTTATACGGTACATGGAGTGGTCTTTTAGGATACGAACAGAATTTTGTAAGAGGGTCAGATGTAAGCAAAGATGATGAATACAAAGTTTTAAGAATTAAAAAACACGATTATATGTCTAAACGTACTCTTGCACTTATTCAGAATCCCAAGACAACACAGGTATTCATCATTAACATTAACGGCATCAAAAAGGTAGAAAGGTAGGTAGAAATATGGCAGACGAAAAGAAGCAGGAAAACACAGGAATTGTGGAATACGAATCAAATGGGGAAATTGTAAAAATTTCCCCAACAACGGTAAGAAAGTACCTTGTAAGCGGTGGTGGAAACGTATCGGATCAGGAAGTAATGATGTTTATGTCTCTTTGCAGATATCAGCATCTTAATCCTTTTTTGAAAGAAGCATACCTCATTAAGTTTGGAAACAATGATCCTGCTACTATTGTTACCGGAAAAGATGTTTTTACAAAAAGAGCCGATGCAAATCCGAATTATGCAGGAAAAAAAGCAGGAATTATTGTTCAAAAGAAAGATGGTTCCGTTGAAGAAAGAGAAGGATCTTTTGTCCTTAAGGACGAATCTATTGTAGGAGGTTGGGCTAAAGTGTTTATCAAAGGAAGAGAGACACCGGAGTACCAGTCAGTATCTTTCGATGAATATGTTGGAAGAAAAAAAGATGGAACAATCAACGGTCAATGGTCTAAAAAGCCTGCAACAATGATAAGAAAAGTTGCTGTTGTACAGGCATTAAGAGAAGCTTTTCCGGATAAATTCCAAGGTTTGTATGCGCAGGAAGAATTTCCTGATGTTTCCGATGTGAAACTTGATGTGGAAAAAGTTGTGGCAGAAGAGGTACAGGCAAATGCAAACACTATTGAGTTTCCTGACGCAAAATTTGAGGAAGTACCGCAGACCGCAGAGACGGACATTGCCAGCGCAGAGACACCGGATTGCTTTAAGTAGGGAGGATGAAATATATGAAGAGGATATACAAAATTTTTGTTATTTCAGTAATGATGTTTGTAATGATGCTTTGTATTTGTAGTTGTAGCACCGCTGATACTGTGAATTACAATCTCAATAAAGAAGCTGACGAGTTCAATGTATACCGCAGAATCACGGTGACTAATGCAAGAACAGACATGATTATGTTGCAGGCAGAGGGGTATATGGCTCTTAGCAATAACTCTGCTAATGAACTTGTCGTTACATTTAAAACTGGGGAAAACCAGTATTATAAGGACTACATTTACTTGAACGACTGGACTTGCTATGTGATGGAACAGGTAGAACCGAAATCTACGGACAGATACCATTATGAATTAGTTTTTTACCCGGATCGGCTTATTCCGGATATTGAGATTAAGTAGGAGGTTGCCATGAGAGTTATATCGCAGGACGGAACGATTGATATGCCATATGAAATCAGTTCTTTAAGCATGGCAGTTGGGAAATATGAAGATGTTGAGCATGCGGCTATTTATTGCCACAACTCTTCGACAGCAATGGGAACAAAAATGGCTGAATACGGTTCCAAAGAAAAGGCAAAGAAAGCTATGGAAATGCTTAGAAAAGCATACGTTGGTATGCCGATTCTTTTTCAAAATGTTGAAATTACAGAAGATGTGGTAAAACAGTTTGAAAAATTGAAAAATAGTGGAATTATAGTTCAAACCATGAACAATGAGCCATCAAAAGTTGAATATGTAAATAACTGCATATTTCAGTTTCCAAAAGATGACGAAATTGAGGTAGAAACATGAAGCTAAAATGTTTAGGCTCCGGTTCTTCCGGTAACTGCTATCTTCTAACGGCAGATAACGGTGAAACACTTTTACTGGATGCAGGACTTCCTATCATGGACATAAAGCGTGGTCTTAACTGGGATGTTAAGTGTGTTGTGGGTGCGATATGCACCCATGCGCACAAAGACCACTCATTATCCGTATCAGACCTTGAACACATGGGAATACCAGTATTTAAACCATATGAGAGTTTAGAACCTATGGAAATAGGGTTTACTGGTGGAAAAATAATGGCATTTGATCTTACAACACTGGATGGTAAGTGGACACATACCAACGCTGATGGTTCAGAATGCCCTTGTTATGGATTACTGATTACTCACCCGGAAATGGGAAAATTGCTTTATGTAACTGACACTGAATTTGTTAAGTGGCGGTTCCATGAAGTAAACCACATCCTTATTTCATGTAACTATCAGAAGAAGTACATTACAGAGGATTCCAACGATGCTAAGAAATACCATGTATACCGTGGTCATATGGAACTGGAAACGGTAAAAGAATTTGTCATTGCGAACAAATCAGATGCCCTGCAGAACGTCATATTGTGCCATTTAAGCCGTGATAATTCTGATTCCAAAGAATGTGTCGCAGAGGTAAAAAAGATTGATCCATTGGCGAATGTGGACTATGCGACAGCAGGCAAGGAATGGATTTTACGGAATGGAAAGGAGTGTCCGTTTTGATTGAGTGGAGTTTAATATCTAAACTTATGAATTGCTTTCCGAATAGTGTTGTAACAAGCAAAGTAGAATTTATAGCACATATCAGAAGCAACACATATTTTATATTGAAAGATTGTAAAACAGAAATGGATGTGAAGTGTAAAGTTTTGGAATGGCTTTCAATGGCAGCATACAAAACAGAACCATACAGCACTAAAGAGAGCAATGACAAATTCCATAAATTCATTTTGCAAGGAATAAATGATTTTTTGGGTACTACTTTTTCAGAGAAAGATATGGAAAAGATATACACATATTTGGGAAACAGATGTAACCATGAAAAAACAATAAGTTTTGTTGCCAGCGGATATGATATGAGCGTTTTAGAAGAATAGGTGGTGATTCGTTTGGCTGATTGGAAGAATGTAGCAAAAGCAAAATCCATAGAGAGAAAGAATCGTGAAAGAATACTGGCGGTCAATCCACACGTGGACGATGAAAGTGGAATTTACTTTCTGACAAGAACAGACGAGGATGGTTTCCGTTTTGCGTATGTGGGACAGGCGGTACACCTACTACAAAGACTGGCAGGGCATCTTAACGGATACCAACACATTGATTTATCCATGAAGAGCCACGGATTGTATTCTGTGGAAAATATATACGGTTGGAAAATCGGATTCTTACATTATCCGGTAGAAGAACTGGACAAGTGGGAGCAGTACTGGATTAAGCGTTATGCGGACGAGGGTTACCAACTTCGCAACAAAACAGCCGGTGGTCAAGGTGATGGCAAGAAGCAGATCGCAGAGTACCGACCGGGAAAAGGTTACCGTGATGGTATGGAACAAGGCAAAATCAACCTTGCAAGGGAACTTGCGAACATAGCCGACAAGCATCTGGTCATCAGTTTGAAGCCTGAGAAGCAGAACAATTCCGTTTCACAAAGACAATTTGTTCGGTTTATGGAACTTTTGCATGGAGAAAAGGATGGTAGCAGTGATGGTTAAATACGAAGGTGAATGCTGCGGATGCGCAACGGAAGCTTATCCATGTCTCGGCAATAGGTGCCCGAACATAAATGTGAAACATTTGTATTGCGATGATTGTAAGGAAGAGGTAGAGGAACTTTACGAGTTTGACGGTGTACAGTTTTGTAAGGAATGCCTGTTAAAGCAATTTGAGAAGATTACATGAGCGAAAAAAATTACGATTGTAGCTGTTGGAATGAGTACCCAAACACAATGCACTCAATCAACGGACGTACTCACAAACCGTATCAAAGTGGTAGATGGAAATGTGTTGATTGCTACGAATATGTAGGAAAATCAGAATACGGTGCTACTCATTGCAAAAGGAAAGAGCCAGAACTTGAAAAGAGGTGATACATAAAATGCCAAAACGATATGACAATCCGCAGGAAATTTTGAAAATCATGCGGCAGACAGAACTTTTGAAGCAGTCTGCGGAGAGAAGTCCATTCACCGGAATACTGACACTGTTCTGCTATACCTTGTGGAAAGACTACAAGTACTCACAGACGAGACTTTCCGACTTTTGCGGTAAATTCACCGAGTACAACGAAAAGTACGAGAATGAGCATTATACGGAGTTACAGAGTAGGCTTAACGATTTTGCAGACTGGACGATTGAGTACAAGGAATTTACCGAAGCTGATTATCCACATTACAAGTCGGTTGTAGCGCAGAAATGCATCCAGGAACAGGTCAGATGTAACAACATTATCAATGAGTTGTCCACAAGGTACATCCTATATGGAATGGTAATTCTTATGGAAGATGGATTTAGTAAGAAGAAGCTGACGAATTTCAAGGATAAGTTTTCTGACCACATGGACAAAGCCGGAGAAAAGTGCAACGGCAAGGATTTCATGGACTTGTGGAGAGAACTGGTTGAAAACACCGGAATCTATATTGAGAAGCCTATTTTTGAGTAAGGAGTTCTAAATGGCAGAAAAACGAATGTTCAGCGCAAAAATAATTGAGAGTGATGCTTTTTTGGATATTCCTGCTACGGCTCAAATGCTTTATTTCCATATCTGTATGAACGCTGATGATGACGGATTTGTAAACAACCCACGGAAAATCATAAGGATGTGCGGTGCTTCAGAAGATGATTTGAAATCCTTGATAGACAATAGATTCCTTTTATCTTTCGATAGTGGTGTTATGCTTGTAAAACACTGGCGCATTCACAACTACATTCCACCGGATCGTTACAAGCCGTCATGCTATATGGACGAAAAAAGCAAAATAGGTGTGAAACTAAACGGATCATACACTACAGACCCTAAAAAGATGGTTTCCCCAGTAGAGGGAAATCCAAAGAAAAATTGCTACGACAAAGAAATCAAACTTGATAAGAGGTGATATAAATGCAGATGACAGGTTATGAATTGTTGGCGAATTACGAAAAAGCAGAGGACAAAGATAAGCAGATTCAGATTCTTGCGGATTTGAACCACATTCCGGTTGATATGGTGTGTTTCGTGATTGACAACAGCGAGAAATTCGATGTTTCAGAAACACCATTGTCCGCAGAAGAATTTGCAAAGTGGTGTGAGACGGAACTTGACCGTGTGGATGCTAATATCCATGCACAGGAAAAATATTACAGAGAAATTTGCAATGTATACAGAATCGCAAGTACATACGGAAAAAGGAGTGTAGCTGTATGAGAGAGGGAACAGGAAACTTTCAGAACGGTGACTTACTCTACATGGCTACACATCCGGTTGCTGATGCTATTAGAATCGGACGAACGAAGCCGTATGAGTGCAGCTATCCAGTGATGGTGGAGAGACCGAGGATCAAGGAAAGGAGCAAGAATGGGAAAAACAGCAGAGATTAGAGGATACACAGCCGAAGAAGTTGCAGAAAGTAGACGTATAGAATTGGAAAAAGACTATGAAAAATGCCGTAATAAGTTTGATGAAGTAAAAATCAGAACGCAATCGGTTAAAGCTGCAAAATTAGAACTTGAAGAGTGCAAACATGAACATGAAAAAATGCTATCAGAATATCGCAGAGATAGTGTAAACAGAGTTTTATCGTACATTCGCACAAAGAAAATTACGGACTCAAATGAATTGGATTTACTGCTGTGCCACTGTCAGAATAAGCTGAACGGCAACATTGATGGTATTGAGTTAAATTTGCACTATGAGTAAAGGAGCAAGGATGGAGAGACTGACAGAAAGAAATATTTATGAATGTGAAAATTATTAGCGGAGGTGTGCAAAACATGATTGAGAAATGGAACAGGAGGGCGAACGATGGGAAGACTGATTGATGCGGATAAATTAAAAGCGGATTTAGAAAAAGCAATTTCAAAGAACGAAGATATGGATTGCTTAGACTTTTTACGCGTTGCTTCTGTTACAGATGCCCAGCCTACCGCCTACGACCCGGACAAGGTTGTGCAGAAGTTGGAAGAACGCACAGCATTCCTTAAAGACTGTACGAAGTATGGAAATAAGACAGCAGAGCAGCAGTCAAAATCCTACGACACTATGATGATGTACGAGGTCAAGGATTTGGTAGATGATTTGTTGGAGATCGTAAAGGCAGGTGGAGTAGATGGCAATTAAGCCGATTTTATTCAATACAGAGATGGTTCGGGCGATTCTGGATGGGCGGAAGACCTGCACCCGGCGTATATGCAAAGATGCAAATGAGTATACCGTGCCGGATATGGAATTTTACAATGCCGACAAGAGAACTTATGCAGTACATAACTTTGCTGATAAGGAGCATATGGAACAGTTAAGTACAGTGGAGAGAACCTGTCCTATCTGTCCGGGTGACCTCCTGTATGTCCGGGAAACATGGTGTAAGGGATATTTGATGAATGCAAAAGAAAGATATTATTACAAAGCAGATGATAATGATTTCCTTTGCACATGGCACCCGTCCACCAACATGCCAAAACAAGCCGCACGTATCTGGCTCCGGGTTATGGACGTGAGGGTAGAGCGGTTGCAGGAAATAACCGCAGAGAGTGCTTTAACTGAGGGAGCAGATAAGTACATTCATGCAAATGGAACATTAAATGAAGACCAAACAATCACATCGTTTATAGGGATTTGGAACAGCACCATCAAGAAATCCGACATTGACCGCTACGGTTGGGGCGCTAATCCGTGGGTGTGGGTTATCGAATTTGAACGGTGCGAGAAGCCGGAAGGAGTGTGATGCAGATGGAACGAGTTGATTGTACCAACATTGAAAATATCGAGGTTAAGTTTGATGAATATGAAGTACTTTATCAAAAAAATAACGACTTTAAGCGGTACGTTGACCGCTACTGTACCAAGCATCGTGTCAGCGTGGATGAAGCCTTACAGCACTATCTGGTGCAGATGGCGGGGAAGATGTACAAGGAACAAGCAGAAACTATTGTAAGAAAGGAATGAGAATATGGGAAATAAGCATACATTATCTGATTTATACCAAATGCAAGCCATGCCGTTGTCTGCAAAAATACGTATGACAAAGTATCGAATTAAGCAGTGGGTTGATAAATATGGTGAGGACGGGGTATATGTAAGCTTTAGTGGTGGAAAAGATAGCACAGTACTTCTCGATATTGTGAGACAGGATTATCCAAAAATTCCGGCAGTATTTGTGGATGTTCCGACACAATATCCGGAGCTGAGAGATTTTTCAAAAACATTTGATAACGTTGAAATTATAAAACCCAAAATATCATTTATGGATGTCTGTAAAAAATATGGATTTCCTATGTTTTCAAAAGAGATCTCTGCATGCATAGGAGAAGCAAGAAAATATTTTGAAAAACTTGAAAAAGAAAATAACCAAAATACAATCTTGACAGACAGACAGACAGACAGACAGACCTTCCGTATGCTTATCGCATAGCAGATCTGGTGGGAATAGACCGGCGAAAGGACAAAGAGAATACAGAATATCAAAAAATCAAGATGGGGAATATCCCTAACGCACCTGTGAGAACAAAACAACTTTTAGGTATATTTAAGCATAGGGAAAATGGTGTTGATACAGATGAATATTCAAAGATGTATGATAGGTCAAAGTATATTTTTATGCTTGATGCAAAGTTTGCTTGTTCTGATATGTGTTGCAAAGTTATGAAAAAGGCACCTGCTCATGAATACGGAAAAAGAACCAGAAGAAAAGCTATAACGGCGCAGATGGCAAGCGAAAGCAAACTGCGTACATCACAATGGATAAAAAACGGATGCAACGGTTTTGATATGAAAACACCCATCAGTAATCCCATGTCTTTTTGGACGGAGCAAGACGTTCTTTTGTATATAAAACTATATGGAAAAGATATAGTAAAAAGGAAAATCAATAATAACCGTGATGTTATGTTTTATGGAAATCGTATTGTTGATCGTAAAACAGGAAAAACCATAGAAGAACAAGAATTTTATAATCCTATCTGCTCTGTATATGGTGATGTTGTCATTGATTATGATGCAGAGGGAAGTGTTGATGGTCAAATAGACTTGTCGGAGTTATCTGCTGATTATGGATTGTTTGACACAGGAAACAGACCGCTTAAGACTACTGGATGCAATAGAACCGGATGCGTGTTGTGCGGTTTCGGGTGTCATCTTGAAAAGCCGGGAGAAGGACGTTTTGAACGGCTAAAGGAAACTCATCCAGGAATGTATAAACTGTTGGATGTTATCGAAAACAATGGGGTTACATATCGTGAAGCTATTGATTGGATTAACGAACATGGAAATATGAATATAAGGTACTGATATTCCCGGATTGTGGAATCATGTGCTATTTAGCACAGAAATAAGAGAAAGGAGCCGTAATGGATTTTGGATATTACAACATGGATTGCATGGATGGGATGAAATATTTCCCGGATGGTTACTTTGACCTTGCAATTGTGGATCCACCGTATGGGATTGGAGAAAATGGGGATAAAAACCATACAAGAGGTAAACTGGCAAAAGCAAAGGATTACAAGAGTTTTAGCGGAATGGATATAAATCCACCAAACGAAAAATATTTCGATGAACTGTTTAGAGTGTCAAAAAATCAGATTATTTTTGGGGCAAATCATTTTATAAGCAAAATGCCGTTTGATAGTAGTTGTTGGATTGTTTGGGATAAAGATAATGGAAATACTGATTTTGCTGATTGTGAACTTGCATGGACTTCGTTCAGTACTGCAGTAAGGAGGATTAAATATAGGTGGAACGGAATGCTTCAGCAAAATATGAAACACAAAGAAAACCGTATTCATCCCACACAAAAGCCAGTGGCACTATATGAATGGCTCCTAAACCGCTATGCAAAGCCCGGAGACATTATCTTGGACACACATGTAGGCAGTGCCAGCAGCTTAATAGCCTGCTACAGAACCAACCATCCATATGTTGGCTTTGAACTGGACAAGCATTATTATGATTTGTCAAAAAAAAGATTAGATGCAGAAATGGCACAAATGCGATTATTTGATATTATGCCGGAGGTGATGCCATGAAAGCACATTGTTTGTTTGAACAGTCAGGAACTTTTAAAAATGCGTTTAGAAAATATGGAATAGATTCTTATGACTATGATATCCAAGATGAATTTGGAGAAACTGATTATGTGATAGATTTATTCAAAGAAATTAGGGGGGGATATAACGAAAATCAAAGCATATTTGATGACATAAAAGAGGATGACATTATACTTGCATTTTTTCCATGCACATATTTTGAATGCCAAAATCAGTTATGGTTTGCCGGAAATAATTATGCTCAAAGGGGATACAGTGACGAAAAAAACTGTGAACTGGTAATAAAAAGGCACAAAGAATTAAATGAATTTTATGAGGTTTTAAATAAGCTTGTAATAATTTGCATAAGGAGAAATTTGAAACTGATTATTGAAAATCCATACAGCCAGCCACACTATCTTACAACATATTGGTGTATAAAACCAAGCATAATTGATACAGACAGAACAGCAAATGGAGATTTCTATAAGAAACCTACACAGTATTGGTTTATAAATTGCAAACCTAAAAATAATCTTGTGTTTGAAGCAATAGATTATGTTGAGAAAAAAGACATTGTAAAGGCAAAGGCAACAAACTTTACATCAAGAAAGACAGAACGCTCAATGATTCATCCACAATATGCAGATCGTTTCATTCGACAATATGTTATTGATGAAAATATATGGATGAAGTGAAATAGTAACTCAAAATTTGAGTTAAAAAGTGAAAAATTTAATTAAAAATTTGAGTTTCTATTTGAGTTGTTTTAAATAAGTTAAATTAGGATTTATCAAAGGAGCGGAATATGGGAAAAATTAAAGTGAGTGAAATTGAAATAATTGTCACTGGAAAAAAAGAAAAACCTTATTTTGAAATAAAATACAGAGAGGTAGGAAAACGGTATTACAATATTGGCTTCAGCTCATACAACTTGGATTATGTTTTTGACTGGAAAGAAAAGTGTTTCGAGGTGATTAAGCCAAAAAAGAATATCTTTAGAAAATTATTTAGGATCTAGTGGAGGTAGAAAAAATGAATGATGAAATGAAAAAAGGAATGTTACTGGCATATCAGTCAGTAAAAGAGGAAATGGATACTATAAAGGCAGAGTTGAAAAGAAAAGGAATTGAAGAAAATAAAGGTTTTTCTACTCTGAAAGGATTTATTGAGGATAATATTAGGCAGTTAAACTGAAATATTAGGATTTAGCGGAGGTAGGACATGAGCTGCATTGGATGTATCTGCGAGCACTGTGCTAATAGCGCAGAATGCTTTGATCATTGCCAGGGAGAGATGGACGATACGTGCTTTAACTGCAATGAGTGCATTCACTGGGATGGCAAGACAGGACGGGAGATGTGGAGGGACGAGTGCCCTAAATACAAGATAACGGAATACTACGCAGGTATTCTCCGGAAGAAAATGAAAATATTAGAATTTAGGAGGTAGAGATGAGCAACCGACCGGAAATTACAAAGAAACTGTCCATGTCGTTGGAAAAATACATAAATCCTAAAAATGACACAAGAATTTACATGGCTAAAGAGGTCACATTTGATTATGCTACAGGACATGCAATCAGAGTGGACTATATGAAATTTAAGCCTGTTAATAACACAGTTTCTGGAATTGAAAAAGGGGATTTCTATTGTTATGAAGTAAAATCTTCTATTGAAGACTTCAATTCAGGACACGGTTTGAACTTTATAGGCGATTACAATTATCTTGTGATGCCGGAAGAAGTTTATGTGGCGGTTTCAAATAAAATCCCTTACTTTGTAGGGGTACTTGTTCCAACAGAAAGCAGTTGGCGTAATAACTGGAGAGAATTGACAGTAATTAAGAAGGCAAAACGCAGAGACAGGGAAAAACCATTATCGGAAATGCTTTTTATGATGTTCCGTTCTGCGGCGAGAGACAGATTTAAAGTGTCTTAAACTGAAATATTAGGATTTAATGGAGGTACGAGTATGGATTTTTTAACAAATTTGGACAGTGAAACATTAAAGGCAGAATTATTAGCCTTTTTAGAACTTGGAGATGATGAATTCGACATATCTTCGATGGGAGAATTTGAAGAGCAGTTTGTAGAATTTATCAAAGATGATTTGTCTTATGCGGATTAATTAGGATTTAGTAGAGAAAGAGAGGTAATGAGCATGATACACGCTATATGTGATTTTTGTGGTAAGGATTGCGATAGAACAGCAACGCTACTGTCTATGACACCTTTTCAAAATTTTGCAAGGTATCATACAGATAATGAACCGTATGGAAATAGAGAAAAAACTAGAAGTTTTGTAATCTGCTATGAATGTTGTAAAAAACATAATCTTCCTAATCCGTATGAAACATATTCAGGAATTACTAAGCAAGAGGGGCATTATGAAAAGTGTCTTGATAATTATACAGATGTAGATCTTTTGGATGATCAGAAATATGATAGGTAAACTGAAATTTAGTGAAGAAAGGAAGAAGAATATGGCTAAAGCAGTATTAGTGATGGATATGCCGGAATCATGTAGCAAATGTAAATTTCTGTATGAATTTCAAGGAATCAAAAAATGTCAGCTTATGAATGTCCTCAATAATGGAGCATCAATGCTGTCACAGAATACATTTATAAAGAAACGGCATGATAAATGTCCGCTCCGGGAACTGCCGGAACGTGAAAAAGAGATGACCGATGCCGATGACCTCGGAAAGGATTATGTCAGAGGAACGATGGACGGTTGGAATGCTTGCCTGGATGAAATAGAATCTATAATTTAGTGAAGGAGACTGGCTTATGAAGTTGTCAAAACTGACTAAGCCAGAACTTGAAGAAATCTTCCGTAACGCCAATTTCACGGAAGAGGAAGAGAAAGTGTTTAAAATGCTTTCTTGCGGAAAAACTATTACAGAAACAGCACAAAAGATTAATGTATGTGACAGAACGGTCAACAGAATATCGAAAAATGTTTATGAAAAAATAAACAGACTGGAGGTAAAAAATGGTTAGAGTTACACAAGACGGCAAAGATGTTGATATTGAAGATGTTTCTCTGCCAAAAGAAATTATTGAGATTATAGCATCCATATGCTGTTGACACCATTGTAAAAAGGCTTTAGAATGTGTCGTATGTATGATAAATACGGCACATTCTTTATATATTGAAAGGAGTGTAAAGAAAATGGAATGTGTCGCATATATGCGTGTTTCCACGGAAAAGCAGGCAGAAGAGGGCAACGGCCTTGATAGTCAAAAAAGAGACATAGAGCTTTTTTGCCGGAAAAATGAACTGGTTGTATCTGACTGGTATGTTGATGATGGATATACCGGTGCAAATATGGATAGACCGGAATTGCAAAGACTTATTAACGACTGCATAAAAAAACGTGTTAAATGTGTTGTTGCGTTTAAATTAGACAGACTTTCAAGAAGTATGATTGATGGATTATACATAATTGAAAGAGTTTTTCAACCAAACCAAGTGTTATTCAAATGTGTCCATGACAGTGTAAGTTATGACAGTCCTATGGAGCAGGCATACACACAGATGATGGCTGTTTTTGCACAACTTGACAAAAATACTATGATGCTTCGTATGCGTGGCGGTATGTTGGAGCGAATCAAACAAGGTTACTGGATTGGTGGTGCTAATACTCCGTATTGCTATAATTATAGCAAGGAGAAAGGAATACTCATTCCTATACCAGAGCGCAAGGAACAAGCAAACAGAGCACTTGATATGTTTATTGGCGGTTATTCTGATTTATATATCAAGGAATCATTAGGATTTCACAGCGAGGTTCTTGTCAGAAATGTGCTTACTGGAGTTGTCAATATAGGTATGATCCCATATAAAGGGAATGTATATCAAGGACTTCATGAACCTATTTTTGATAAAGAAAGGTTTGAACTTGCACAGGAAATCAGAAAATCACGTAGGAAAAACAAAACTGCTTGTCATACGGATGCCAACTTGTTAACAGGATTGTGCTATTGTGGTGTGTGTGGATGCAAGATGCGGTATCAGAAGTGGACGCACGGAAAGCATAAAATATATTGCTGTTCTCGTGATAAAGCAATGAAGTATTTGCCTAATTTCAATCCAAACTGTAACAATTCTTTGGAATGGGCTGCTGATATTGAAAAACAGGTAGAAAGTGAAATTTTGAAAATATCCTTAAATCTTTCAGAGTGCAAGCCTATTGAAAAGCAAAGCAAACTTGAAATAATGCAGTCACAATTTGAAAAAGAACATGTGAAATTAAAAAGGCTATATGTTCTTTATTCCGATGGAAATGACACAGTTTTAGAAATGATTAAGAACACTGAAAAAAGCATTTCTGAAATGAAAGTAAAGATAACTGAGGAAGAAAAAAACGAAAGAAACAGTCAGAAGAAAGAAGTTGTTTACGAGAACATAAAAAAACTTGCCGATGTGTGGGCGCATATCGACAAGAAAGAGAAAAACAATATATTAAAAAGCATAATATCAAGGATTGTGATTGTCAATGGTGATGTTGAAATTCAATTAAAGAATTTTTAGCAGAACCTATTGTTATCGGCACAGCATAAGTGGAAAATTTTACACCAAGTGTGGAGTCAAAGTTGTCAATGGCTTTGATCAGCCCGATGCAGCCGATCTGGA